AGCCGTAACTATGTGATATAATTGTATTAATTACATAGTAAAGGAGATATTACAATGATAACTTGTGTAGCTGATGATTGCAAACACAATCAAAACTGTAAATGCATACTCGAAGATATCACATTAAATCTTGATTTGAAATGTACAAAGTTCAGATTAAAGAAAAAGAATTGCAAAAGATGCGGATTAGAATTTCAGCCTAAAAACAATAGGTCTGAATACTGTAGCATTAAATGCAGGAACCATTTTAATGTGAACATACACAGGGGAAAACCAGGGGATAGCACACATAATACAGTAAGCAAACCACTAAAACTACCTGAAGGTGGCTTTGAAGAATTGGCAGTTTCCGGGAAGAAACCCGACACGGTAAAGTTTAAGTCCAAAATGGTACAACCCCTTATGAAGGGTGGGAAATAATATGAAGTGTATGAATTGCAAATCGGACAATCTTGAGATAATAGCAAGAGGTACGGAAAGTATTTTATATGAATGTAAATCGTGCAAAGCAAAATTTATTAGTGTTGTTTTACCTAGTCACACAAAAGATGTTGTGAAGGGTGGGAAGTAAGGATGAAAAAATACTTTTTCAGCTATTCATATACTTTAAAAAGACAATACGACACCATAGCCGGATTTGGCAATTGCGAAATGGAGCTAAACCATCCGCCAAGTAGCATAGAACAGATGGATTTACTCGCAGACCAAATAAAAGAAAAAACAGGCAACTCAACCGTTATGATATTGTATTACAGAGAGTTTTGAGGGTATAACAGTAGAAGGAGAGTAAGAGAATGAGAGAGTTAATTAATGCAATGCTATATTTGTTGTACAAAAGAAACGTAATAGCTAAAGAGGAATACGAGCAGATTACATCTACCACATACACTCCAGATATGTATTTGGTGGAAATAATAAGACAAATAGCTGATAGAGTAGAAGGAGAGTAAGAACACTATGGAGGGATAGGGAATGCCATATGATAAATGGGGCAAAAGGCAATGGTTGTCACTGTGAGAATATAAAAGGCTGTATCCTGATGATGATGTATTGTATCCAATGCCGGATTATAGAAAAGATTTAAATACTTGTAAATGGTGCGGTAAGCCTTTAAAAAACAAAAGGCAATGGAGTTATTGTTGTGAGGATTGCAAGGTAAAATTTCAAGGCTTTACTGTTTGGGGCAGAGGTACGTGCCCACTTCCTTACAGAATACTTTGTAGAGACAATTTTATTTGTATGGACTGCGGACAGCATTTAGCATATAAAAACGAGCATGGTATGTATATTCCATCGGATACAGGGCTAGAAGTGCATCACATTGAATTAGTTTCAAATGGCGGCTCTGACCATCAAAGCAATTTAATTACGCTTTGCAAAAACTGCCATAAGGACAGACATAAGATAGCCTGCTGAGCCTATATAACCCTATAACACAATAAACAGCCTGGGATCGTTCCAGCAGGACGGAAAGTGCGCTGCATAAACGGAACGTGTCGGCAATAGGCACAGGGCTGATTTAATAGAGGGAGTGAGAGGGAATGGATATAAAGAAAGAGATAGAAAAGATAATTGAAGATTATTGTGATGGCACATATAACGGATTAGAACATGCTAATTTCATTGAATATAGAAGTGATGGCAAAACACCTCAAGATATGGCAAATGAATTAATAAAGCTATTCAGAACGTTGGTTGAGCCTAAACAATAGGCAGGAGGATATATGAAAAACGAAATATCATGTGCTACATGTTTACTGGCAAGTTATAACAGTCAGAAGATAGGCAAAAAGTATCAAACATATTGCAAAAATTGCGACGGATATCCAGATTTTAAACTGCACGTAATGCCAAGTGACGAAAACAAAAAGGAATGGAATTACAAAGATGAAGGCTATACAAATAAAGAACTAATGGATTTGTGCAAATAAATCAGGAGGACACATGAATATGATAATCTTAGCACCCAATACGGGTGTTTTTTTATTGGAGGCAACATGTACTTAAAGGATAAAACCATATTAGTCATAGGAGCAAGTGGAACCCTTGGAAATGCAATCATAACTGAACTTTTAAAGCATGACGTACACAGCATAAGAGCCTATTCGCGAAACGAATACAGGCTTTTTTTATTGCGCCAAAATTTCAAGGAATACGAGGATAAAATGCGGTACTATGTTGGTGATATACGCGAAAAAGACAGGCTTAACCTTGCTTTTCAAAGGGCGCATATCGTCATAAACTGCGCTGCCTTGAAACGCGTGGAAGTGTGTCAGGAAAGTCCGTTTGAATGTATGCAGACAAATATCGTAGGTGTTCAAAATGCCCTTGAGTGTGCCATAAAAAACAACGTCGAGGTATTTGTTCAAATATCAACCGATAAAGCCGTATTGCCTGTGAATATTTACGGATATTCAAAGGCATTTGCAGAAGGACTTGTTTTAAATGCCAACAGGTGGCAAGGGGATAATCGAACGCGCTTTCTCATTGTCAGAAGCGGCAATATCCTCAATAGTTCCGGTTCAGTTGTCGAAATATGGCGCGAGCAGCAAAAACAAGGACTGCCTTTAACAGTCACAGACTTAAATGCCGTTCGGTACATGGCAAGCAAAGAAAGCATAGCAAAAGCCATTCTTAAAACTATCACAGAAGGTCATAGTGGGCTTGTGGTGCTTAATATGCCGTGCTATAAGGTATCAGACTTATTAAAGGACTTTGAAGGCTGCAAGGTCAATATAACAGGCTTGTCAAAGGGCGAGAAAATGAAAGAATCCCTATGGCGGGAAGGTGAAAATTTTAAAACTGTGGAGGTGGAATAGATGCCTTTAAAATCCGGAAAGAAAAACATTCAATCCAACATTAAAGAACTTGTACACAAATATGAATCTACCGGCAAAATCGGTACATCAAAGCCTAAAAGCAAGAAGAAGGCAATAAGGCAAGCAGTGGCTATAAGTTACGATAAGTCAAGGAAGTGATTTTATGAACAAATCAACCTTTATACGACCTGGTGGCGGTGACAAAGACCGTAGCCTGACAAAAGTACATAATAAACCCGATGTAAGCATGCAGTATATTCACGACATGGTTGCTTCACAAAAAGGCGAAAAGCCTTCACGTGCAGTAACGGAAGCAGAAGAGGAAACAATGTTTAATCGTATATGGAATCAAGATATAAGGAGGTGATATCTATGAAAAAGACAATGCCGAACCGCTCGACGTTTATTGTAGCCGGAGGGGGCGAAAAAGAAACTCCGCTCACAAAAATCCAGAAGGGTCAAGGTGATTTACGCGGGAAAGCTTGTGCCAATTTGGGCAAAAGCAAACAGGCGAGCACCTAAAACCAAGTTTTAATCCCAAAATCAACCGTGAGAATCGGGCAAAAAACTCACTATGGAGGTTATTATGTTATTTAAATATTTTCCTATACCGTTAATGGAAGAACTTGACGCAAGTGGCGGGTCCACAAGGGAAGTAGTCGCTCCCAACAATACGGATACCACAGGTAATACAAGCGCAACAACTGGCGTAGCTGACCAGATACCTGATGGAAATAAACCTAGTGCAGAATGGGCAGAAATGCGTAGAAAAGCCAAGCTTGCAGATGATTACGAAAAGAAAGTCAAAGACTATGAAAGCAAGTTTGAAAAAATAAGCAAAAAAGCTTTGCCGGAAGGGTACACCACTGTTGACGAGTATCTTGAATTTCTCGACGGTTTAGATGAAGTACCTTTCACGCCGGAAAAACAACCTACAAAACCCGCCATTGATGAAAACAAAATCATCGAAGCGGTAATGAAAAGGGTTGAAGAAAATCCCACCATGAAAGCAGTTCAAAAAGAACGGCAGGACAGATTTCTTGTCAATTCGTTCACGGAAGCGCAAAAAGCATTCCCAGATATTAAGAAGCCCGAGGACATTCCTTTGGCGGTTTGGGAAGCGTGGGATGAAGGCAAAAGCAAACGTACTTTACTTAGCCACTTGAAAGAACACCGGTATGATTCTGACATTGAAACTGCCAGAAAGACCGGCGCAAATCAGGTTAAAGCCACAGTAATGAGTACAGCCCACACAGCACAGGTAAACGGTACAACTACAGTTTCGGATTATGAAAACGTGATAGTACCGGATGCAGTAAGAAGAAATCTTGAACTTGTCGGGATTAAAGATCCTCTCAAGCAAAAGATGGCATATTTTAAACACGGACACAGAGAATAACGGGGCTTGCCTCCGCTATTCATTAGGAGGCGATATTTATGTTTGAATTCGCAAAATTCGTTCAAGGTGACGGGAACTCCCTCACCACAGAAAAAAGATTAGCCGCCTTAAGCGGGTATGCGTTATATGTCGGTCAAGGTTTGAAAACAACAGGCGGTGCCTTGTGTTATGCAGACTCAGCCGATGTAGTATATGCAATTTCCCAAGTTTCAGCCGCATCATCTGTCGTAACTGCAGCTTATATACCTACTGTCGCTCCAGTTAACGATAATCAGGTGTGGAAAACAACGCCATCCACAGCCATAACAGCCGCAACATTAGCAGGAACCAAAGTTAATATTGGTACTGCATCGGTTGGAACAAGTGTTAATGGCGCGGTAGCGGCAGGTACATGTGCATGGGTTTACAAGGTTGCAACTGCGGATTCTCCGACCAGTTCAATCTATGTAATCTTTGCGCCTGCAATATAAGGGGGTGGCATAAATGATTAATTATACAGCAACAGAATTTAATGCCCTTGTGGGTAATTACAGTACGGCAATATTTGCATTTATGGAAGATATAGGTGCAGCAAAAGCCGACCAAGGTATGATAAGCGAATTGTTTAACAGACAAGACGTTGATGAACCGGCAGTAGCCATAACAGGAACAAGCGCAAGAGGCGATTTGAAACAAATGCACGGTACCAGAAACTATTCAGATGTCAAAGAATATTTTACAAAAAATATTGAATTTACTGAATTTTCCGACACCGCATCATTTGGCAGAAAGTTCATGGATGACGGTAAACTCATGTCAATGAAGACAGCGGGGCAGGGATTGGTAGAGGCAGCTTATAGGACACAGGAAAACTTTGCGGCAGCAGTTTTCACAAATGCAGATCAGACATCGTTTGTCAAAGATGGAGAAACGTATACGTGGACGCTTTCAGCAGATGGTGTTGCATTTGCAAGTGATTCCCATGTAAGCAAGAGCGGCGATATTACCGCAAATCTTGACAATCTTACAACCAGTACGCTTGATGGTGACAATCTTGATACCGCAATGGTAACAATGTCCGAATTCACAGACGACAGAGGCAATGACGGTTCATACTTTGGCGACACCTTATTGGTTGGAATACACAATGCCAAGACTGCGCTTGAACTTGCAGGCAGTGATAAAAAACCGAAGGTAGCCAATAATGAATACAACGTGTACGAAGGCATGTTCAAAGTCATAGTTTGGAAGAAACTTAAGAAACAGTCAGGCAAGACAGGTGCACCGTGGCATTGGATAGACGGTGTAGCAGCAAAAGAGAACCTGTATTTCCTTGACAGGATAAAACCCGAGACAACCAGCCATAGCAATTTTGAAACTTTGTCATGGGCAATCGGGGTATACTGTCGTTTTGCCGTGGGTATTTATGACTGGAAATTTTTGGTAGGAAATATCCCAGCTTGACATTATTGGTAAATTAAGCCACTCATTTGGGTGGCTTTTCATTGGAGGTGAAATAGAATGGCAACTGATACAACAAGAGTATCCTCGTACGCACAGTTTGAAGGATACAAAGACTCAGCCGGAACGCTTATGAGTGCAACCTTTACAAGACTAAACTCAGCTTTGGCGGACACATCCGGTTTGACCGCCACAGCAGCGACATTGAATAAAATTCAATATGCTGCAACTTCGCATAAAGTAGCATACGGCTCAGCGGTAATGGCAGCAGGTTCGTCCATTGTTTCAATGGCGGATAACGGTATTACAACATGTGCGTTCTTTTTGGCAACGCCGCAGGATTCATGTGTAATGTCTGTGACCTTTGCCGCAACAAGCGCAACTATTGTAATGGCTTCGGGCGCAGGTGTTGTCACTGCGGGAGTAGCACATTGGATGGCAGTAAATGCATAGAAATAGGCGGTGTAAAAGCCGCCTTAATCTTTGGAGGGAATATGCTGAAAATAGATATGTCAATTTTGGATACACAAGGCAAACTGCTTTTTAACATATCAGAACAACTACAGGAAATTATTGATCTTTTGAAACCGCAGAAAACAAATGAAGAATTAATGGAAAGATTCAGGGAATTGCAAGGAATTGAAACACATCCAGAGAAATCCGGATTCAAATGTAACTGTGGAAAGCCTTTTGATACCGAAAGGCAATTAAGGGGACACCAAATCAAATGTAAAAACAAGGGGGTATAAATATGGATAATGTAACAATAGGCAAAAACCTAATCTTACTGCCAGGTTCACCGATAGCAAGTGGGACAATATCATTTGCCACAGGTGCCACAGCAGCAACGGTTGCTTCGGCAGACATAACAACACCGGTTTTCCCTGTAAGCCAATATATTGTCGTAACACGAAACAATGCTACGCAAACCACAATGGCTATGCAGATAAATAATACGCGTCAATTCGGCGGCGCTACTGTTGCATTCGATTTGGGAAGCGCCGTGTTTAATACTGGCGATAAAAAAGACACTCTTGTCGAGGGTATGTTTGCCGCGGGTGCTTCCGGTGTGAGGTTAAGGTTTACATTGGGTACTGCTGCAACGGCGGCAGAGGTTGTATCAGCCGATTATTCCATATGGCCCGTGAGGTGATATTATGATAATTCCGGCAATAAGAAATACAATTAAAAATACAATTATAGACCCGCTAAACCCGCATGGTGTTGATTTTAAAGCGTTAATGAAAGCGGCAGGCGGGGTTTTGTACCTTGACGCGCGAAAAGCTACTGGGAACGGACTGCCTTCAAATAATCCTTTAACAGGCCAGTGGATGGATTTAAGCGGGTTAGGTAATAACGCCACGCCCACCAACTTTGCGGGTACTGCGGCAAGCGGTGTAGATGTGTCCGACCCATTACGTCCATTTTGGGTACTGGATGGCACGGATGACTTTTTCAGCCTTGTTAATTCCGCAAGCATAGATATAACGTCAGCACCATTGGCGGTATTTTTAACCATAGCAACTGCAGGCCAGGGTGGTTATGTTGTTTGTAAAAACCTTGATGCTACAATTAACACACAATACGGTATTTATTACGATAGTTCAGACGGTTCATTTGGTGTAAGTTTGGAAGGCGGTTTTAGGGGTTGGAGTTCAGTAAGTGCTGGATTAACAAATATTTGGGTTAATATTGGTTTTGTGTGGGACGGAACAAATATTAGGATTTTTAAAAACGGCACACAGACAAATATTACCGTAGCGTATTCAGCCACACTTACAAGCAGACCTAATTTGCGGGTAGGGAGAAGAGAAACCGCAACGTCATATTTTAAAGGTAAAATATCCACCGTATCCGTTTATTCAGGCACAAAAGCCACGGAGGCGAATGTATTAAAAGCTGAAAAAGCAATCAGTCGTGCCTACATTGGAGGGTAAATATGAGTTATTTTAGCGGGAATATAGAAATTGTTACTGTATATGGGGGTAATAATTCAACAGCAAAACGTGTGTTAAAAGCCGAACGAAGATTAGCGGTAAATCTATTTAAAATATCCATACTACAAAGGATGCTTAATTATTTTAGGAGGGCAATATGTTGAGATATTGTGTAGGACTAGTCTCTGACTTTCAAAAGAAAAACATCAAACTTGACAAGGAACGCAAGTCAAAAGATGGATTGAAAACCTTGAAGCACATCGAATCGCTGAACGATACCGAGTTCGAAGCAGTAAGGTTCGATAAGAATTTTGTGTTTCTATCAGATGATAATATTACAACATTAATGGCTACATCCGAATGGACAACAGCAGACAAACCTTAATACGGATTTGCTAAAAAGGGAAGTGATAATATTGGCATATACATTACAAAACATAAGAGATTTCGTATATAAATTACTTGCAGAATATAGCACTGTATCGAGCAATATAGACCTAAGTTTGACTTACAGAGTGGACGAAAGCATCAATGCCCATTACTTTGAGCTTTCTCAGCTGGACAAAATAGCCTCCAGTATCGCTATATCTCAGTTCCCTATAGAAAATATGCTTGGTGAAACATTCTCCTATGACACGCATACTATAACTCCGGTTTCATACTGCGCCGCCAGTTCATATGCATACTATTATGAGTGTGACGGTGCGCATTCCGTAGATATATTGGAAGGTTCGTCAGTGGCAACCATGACTACCTTGTCCACAGTTACAGTCACAGCGGCAAGTATCTTTGTAGCGTATAAGAACTTTGTCACAGCAACAGTATCATCAGACTATATCAAGCTTAACTTTTACGGTGATGATGAATATCGGATAAGAAATGTTGCAATGTATCCTTATGTTTTCAGCAATTCTACAGCCTTAATTCCTGCGTTTAAGCCGTTTGTTGAATATTCGCTTCCGTCAGACTACGATGACATGAACAGAGTAAGGTATCGGGACGATAACAGATACGGTACTTTCACAGACTACAAGATAGAAAACAGCAAACTTTTGATTTCAAGGGGATATTCTGCAGAATTCTTTTTGGACTACTGGGTTATTCCGTCAGCAGTGACTACAGCCACTAATACATTTTTAATCAAGGACAGGACGGCTTTAATAATTCCTTATGGTGTAGCAGGGGATATTTTAATAGGAAACGGAATCAATGTGTCGCAAGGGCAAGCGTTTAAGGCTGAATATGAAAAGAAAAAGAGTAACATAGACACAGCAGTCGAATACGGCAAGCAGGAAATAACAAATTCGAGGGGTTGGTGATAGCATGGCTCTCCAAGAATATCCCATAACGGCGTTTATTGGTGGGCTTAATGTCACCAAACCGCCCACAGACATAGATGACGATCAAAGTCCCGATTGCAAGAACATAATCAACAATGAATTAATGGGCATAAATTCACGATATGGGTATACAAGATACTATTCGACTGCAATTAACTCGGCATATGTCAACGGACTTTTTGTATACAATTCCTTTAATTCAAGTGATTTTGTGTATCCTTTGGGTACGGCTTTAAAAATCGACCTTGCAGGTTCGGCGACTACAATTTATTCCGGAATGGTGTCTGGAAAAGCAAGATCATTTGAAATGAACGGATATATTTATTTTCAAGACGGTTCGGGATATATTGAATACAACGGTGCAACAGCTTCCACAGTGTCGGGATATATTCCGACTTACTATGCAGACAAAAACCCAGACGGAACAGGCGGTGGGCAGATAGACGAATTAAACTACCTGACAAGTGCATTCAAAGATACCTTTAGCGGTAACGCCACAGCTACAACCTTTTATATGTCATTTGGAAGCCTTACAACAGGTGATAATATAGTTTTAGTCAACAATGCCACTTTAACGTCCGGTGGGGCTACAGCAGGCTTTAATGTCAACTATGCAAGCGGATACTTTACCCTGACAACGGCTGCGACTTCGGGCGTGGGAAATGTCGAAATCACAACTCATAAGCCTGTTTTGTCAAGTACGGCTATAACAAATTGTACGTTCTGTGAGACTTACGGCGAGGGTAACGACACCAATGTATATTTTAGCGGCAATTCGTCTTTCCCTGCAAGAATCTTTTGGTCTGATACTTTAGACCCGACTTACTTTCCTGCAACGTCCTATGCTGATGTAGGAGTACAAAACGATAAAATGATGGGATTCCTTAAGACTGCCAACACATTACAATTATGGAAATACCGTTCAATTCACGGGTTTGTTGGCGCACCGCCAAATAATGCCATAACAGAAATGTACGATGGTGAAGGCTTGATTGCAACTGATTCCTTAAAACTTGTTGATGGCGTTCCTACAGGTCTAAGCCAAAGGGGAGTAGTACAATTCAAAGGTAACAAACTAGACCTTATCAGTGAGGATATAAACGGCTTTACGGGAATGCGTGACGGATTAATGACGGAAACCGCAGCGAATAGAGGAAATGCCTTTGCGTTCATTCACGACAAAAAATACTGGTTGCATGTAAACGACAAGATTTTCATATTTCAGCACAACCTTATTCATTCGGGCAATGGACGGACAGTCTATCCGTGGATAAAATGGACTTTGGCACATAATCCGACTTGTTTTAATGTAAAAGATGGGTATATGTACTTTGGCGGACAAGGGAATCTTTACAAATTCGACCCGTCTTCCGTGAGTGATGATGGAACGGCAATAACCTCATACTGGTATTCCAAGAAAATGAATCCTGGAAATAGGTATGATTTGATTAAGCTTTTTACTCATTTGTACTTTGAATTCAGGACAATGCTTGGAAATGCCACAATAGATATTACAGTTTATGTAAACGAGACTGAAATAGCAAACAGCACGGTAAGTTTTTCCATTGTCGGGGCATGGAACCCGAACGAATTCAACCCTAATGAATTTTACCCAAATACAGCGACGTTTGCAAGTTTTTCAAAAAGGATACCGGTAAACATAAAAGGAAGGTATTTTCAATACAAAATTCAGTGCAATACTTTAAATCAGGCCTTTACTTTGCTAAACAGCAAACTTGACTATGTGCCAGACCGGAGAGTGATATAAATGCAAAGAACAGACGAATACATTAGGCCGAGAGGATATTACGACAATAAGGGAACATTGCTAACCGCCGATTTTCAAAAACTAAATGGCGTTTTGTACGGTTCGGCGATTACAAAATACGCAGTAGGCACCACAACGGCAAGCAATGGCATGATATTATCTCATGGTCTTAATTCATCCTTTGCTTGCTTTGTCAGTCCGCAATCGGGAACTTATTTTACTTCAGGAAAAGCTACAGGTTCACAAATTACATTTTACATATCTAACATATCGGGAGTTGCAACCAGTGCGGTAGTTGATTGGATTGCATATGGATATTAAGGGAGTGATTTTATGATAAGCGCAGCAGCAGTATCAACAATAAGTTTAACATATGTTTCTGGTGGTTCGTGGGCGGCATTTAATTCTACAAATTTAGCTACAGCAGGGAATTTGCAGGCCAACTGGACAGACATAGCCAGTCAAGTTGGTGCATCATACAAAACTTTATTAAACAGTGCAGTAAATGAAATAGGCGTACTGGAAGGCGCAAGCGGCGCAAACTATATCGGCGTGTCAAGCATAACAGGGATAGTATCGGCAACAACAGTATGGTCGGCTTTGTATAGTTTGAATTCCTCTGTGTCGGCAATAAACGTTTCAGCGGCTTATGCTGGCTCAGCTGCCTATGCTGCAAGTGCCGGATATGCTGCAAGTGCCGCAGGGAATGTATCAGGCATACTGACAGCTACAGGGGATATTTTATATGCTTCTGCTGCCAATGCTCCCACAAGACTCGCAAAAGGGACTGAACTTCAAATGCTACGATTGAATGGAGATGCAACAGCACCCGAGTGGTTCAGTAACCCATCATGCAGAGTATACAACAGTGTATCGCAAAGCATACCTGATTCTGCTTTTACCACACTTAACTTCGATACTGAAAGTTACGACAATGATACAATGCATGATAATGTTACAAACAATGAAAGAATTACATTTTCCACAGCAGGGACGTACAAGGTAAGTGCTAATATAGCTTTTGCCGCAAATGCAACAGGGAATAGAATTATAAAGATTATACGCAATGATGGCGAAATTAAATTGTACGAAAACAAGGCAACGGTAACAACAGGAGACTCGACAGTTTTTAATGTTTCTTTTGTGGCAACCTTTTCGGCTGGTCAGTATGTATATATTCAGGCGTATCAAAGCAGCACAGGAGCTTTGGGTGTAAATCGCTCCGCCGATTATTCCGCAATATTCGCAGCAGAAAAAATAATGTAACTTGAATAAAATTGTAATAAGTCAATGTGTTTACCGCAAAGATTGTAATTATATAAAAGAAAGGATGAATAACATGTCAATAACAATGAATTGTTCTTTATTTGATTTAACAAATTCACATTTGGCAGATAGTGCATACTTTGCAAAAGCTGAAGGGTTTCTTGTAAACAATACAGATATAGCGGCAGCCCTGGCAGCATTTAAAACAAAAGTAGGATCTGCTCAATGTGACTTGTATTTTAGTACCGGCACATACAGGCTCAGCACAAACGCAACTATGCCTGAAAATATCCGCATTATACCGGCCAACGGTGCCATGTTTAATCTTGATGTCGGAGTTACTTTTATAGTTAATGGACCGATAGCTGACACAATGGGGCAGATTTTTTCCACTACCGGATATGTCAACTTGACCAGTAATATATATCTTGACTTTGTACGTCCTGAATGGTGGGGCGCAAAGGGTGACGGTGTAACCAATTCGACACTAGCAATAATGACTGCTGATTATTCCTGCAAAAAGGTAAAATTTGCAGGAGGCACTTACCTACTATCTGATATGAACGGGGAAGCAGCTGTTGAATTCGGCGGGTATGGTGTTAGTTGGGAAGGTGTTACTAATGTACAGAATGCCGTTGTTGCGAATGCTGGAAAGCTTACGAGAATTATGTCCTACGGAGAGCAAGCCCATACTATCAAATGGACAGGTATGGTAAATTCAGTATTTGAAAATATTACATTTAGTGGAAACTTTGTTACTAATGAAGTAGTACGATTTGATGTAGTGTGTACCAACAACCATTTTAAAAACTGTACTTTTGAAGCTGCAACACCTTTGAATTTGGCTGAAAATGATGGCGGTGTATTAATATCTTTCGCTGGCAATGCAGGAGTAGACAACAACACATTTGAGAAATGTTGGATAGTGCAAAAATATGATGATGGTGACCCAAGCTATGCTTTTTCTTGTGTGAAAATTGATGGTGGATCTAATACATTTTTAAATGCCTTTAAAGATTGCTTTTTCGCTTATGCAAAATATCTTGTTGATGTACGCGCATCTACAGGCGGCGATTTCTACCATTGCCATTTTGACAACTGGAAAGCAGTTGGGGGATATGCTATTGTGATAATGGGGCTAACTCAAAGGTTAATAATTGAGGATAGTTATACAGAATTTGAAGGTCAATTTATATCACAGACTGCTAGTGCAACATCTTCTCCTGTACCGATTATAATAAGAAACAATCAATTGAATGCTATTGACACTATTATAGGGTTACAATTGCAACAGCCTGTAGTATTGGAAAACAATTATCTAAATGCAAATGTATCAGTCTTAAATACTACAATCACTACGGGACAGCAGTTTTATGTGCGTTCAAGAAATAATTTTTTCAATGGTGCGTTTGGATTTGTCGGTGCAGGGTATCTAAAGGTTTATGATTCTGGAAGTACGACAGGGACGGGTGGCGCACTAGATGGATTTATGGAAAATGTAAAAATAGGTTTTGGCGGTTCAAAAATAACAAAGCATCTATCTGAAACCTATCTATTAAACTTTACAGTTCCCGGAGCAGTTCCTGGGGAAGTGGAATCAGCAGAACAAACTTTAACAGGTGCAGCAATGGGTGATACGGTAGTTGTTTCATTTACTGCCGCCCTGCCAGCAGGATTTATTTTAACCGGATATGTTAGTTCTGCCGGTAAAGTGAAAATAAAGTGGATACAGTTCAGTGGTGCTCCTACTGACCCTGATGGTGCAGGTAATTATTACAGGGTAGATGTGTGGAAGCACACATAATAACAAAATTTTTCTCACAGTTATTAATTATTGACTAAATATTACTTAAATAGTATTATTTAAACTAGCTATGCAATATATTAAAAGGAGGAAAAGATGCACATTTGTGAAAAATATTTCAATATGAGAAAACCATATTTTGATGATTTGCCAAAGACAATAATAATAGAACCGTACATGGGGTGCAATTTAAGGTGTCCAATGTGTCCAGTACCTCATTCAATGGAATTGATGAACGGACGTAAATATTGCGAAATGGATTTTGAGTTATTTACGTCCATAATTGATCAAATATCTGACGTGCCAAGAAGAATACAAATAATACAGATGGGCGAACCACTTTTAAATAAAAACATAGTTAAATTTGTCAGATTAGCAAAACAGCGCGGGCATGATGTAGCTATTACATCAAATGGCGTTTTAATGGATTACAATGTATCTGTATCGCTTATAAAAGCGGGAATTGACGAGGTTGTTTTTTCCTTTGATGGGATGGACAAAAAAACATATGAGAGTATACGAGTGGGCGCAAATCATCAAAAAGTAATTGGAAATATAAAAACATTTGCAAATGAAGTAAAACACCAAAATAGCAAATGTATAACAAGATTAGATTATATTGTGTCAGACTTAACAAAACCAGAAATAAATAAAGCTAAAAAGTTTTGGAAAGGTATTATACCTGTATATTTTAGACCGTTGGGCAACTGGAACAATATGGAGTTGCCCAGTGAATTAGGGAGTCCCAAAATAGATAAATGCAAGCCAGAAAGATTTCCATGTAATATGTTGTGGACAGTATTAAGCATTTCAGCTGAAGGGTATGTACAGTATTGCTGTCATGATTATAAACTATTATCAGAATTATCTAATGTGAAGAATAAACCCATTAAGGAGATTTGGCACAATGAAGTAGGTAAGGAAAGGGAAAAACATATAAACAATCAAATAGATTCTGAACCATGCAAAAATTGTATGCAATGGTCATACCAAAAAGTAAAATTTGATAACAATAGTGCAATAAGGCAGATTATAAAAAAGAAATTTCCCATACTAAAAAAAATATACCAGCGTTATCATGATGGTACAGATAAGCTGGCAGAATAGTTTTGTGTAAATAAAAAGGCGTTTGGAAACATTGATAAATATAAGAATCGCAGTAGAGCTTGTAAAAACAGGCTCTATTTTTCAAAAAAACAGTACGGGCAAATCTTACCTTGCTAATATACAAGAGAGGTTAAATAAATAATCATTACTTGCAGGATTTTCCCTTTTCATGGCGAATACTGGTAATATGTTAATAAACTATCAGTTGGAGGTTTGTAATGAAAAGGCTAATAACATTACTTTTTACTCTCACGCTTATTGCCGGATGCAGTGCGCAGGACACAAAAGCAGATTATGTCAATTCTCAAACTACCAGTATCCAACAAATATACACAAATGATGATACAATAGAAGAAACGAAAGACGTAACGGTTTATGTTACAAAAACAGGTGCAAAATATCATAGTGCAGGTTGCAGATATTTAAGCAAAAGTTGTATTTCAATAAGCTTATCCGATGCAAGGAATGGTTATTCCCCTTGCAGTGTCTGTAACCCACCGGATTAAAAAACGATACATAAAAACAGATGCTTACTTTATTAAAACATGAATAAAGTATAATATTGTTGTTATTTTTACCGATATATAGTATAATTAATTTACTTTGATTCATAATGTGTATTAGTGGATTAAAGAAAGGATGTTTAATATGACAAACAAACGGGTTAAGCTTGAAAAAGAATTCAATTACTTTTTAAACAATCTGGACGAATTAGTAGAAAAATACAAAGGTAAATATATAGCAATAAAAGATGAGAATGTTTTAGGCGCATATGATACTATGGAGCAAGCAATATCTGAGACAAACAAGATGTATGAACTTGGAACTTTTCTTATTCAAAAATGCGAATCCGGCGAAGAAGCTTATACTCAAACATATCATTCGAGGGTTAGTTTTGCATAATTTTAAATGTGAGGTTTTATAAGAGTGGGTATTGCAGCTTTCACATCAAGGTATAAGGGATTATCCAATGTATTAATAAACGAAGTTGGAGTTATAGACCCTGTTCAAGCAAGATTGAGCGGACAGAATGAACCAAGCACAAAAATACGCAAGTATAAGGCTATCTGGGATACTGGTGCTACTAATTCTGTAATAACCAGTAAAATAATTGAAGATTTAAACCTGAAACCGATTGGAGTTGTAAAAGTATGCACTCCAAATAAAGAAAGCTATGAAAATGCCTACATTGTAGATTTTTGGCTGCCTAACAATATCTGCATTCGCGGACTAAAAGTGACGGAAGGCATAATGCCTAATGCCGATATTCTGACCGGAATGGATGTTATGATTTTAGGCGATTTTACAGTATCAAACTACCAAGGAAATACCACGTTTTCTTTTAGGTGTCCATCAATGAATGAAACGGATTATGTAAAAGAAATAAGAAACGCAAACCAATATCGAAACGAGAAGGCAGGAAGAAATAATCCCTGTCCATGTGGAAGTGGTAAAAAATTCAAACACTGTTGCGGACAGAGTGCATAATTTAAAATTTTGAGGTAACATATGGTTATTATTGGAGCAGGGGGAGCGTGTATTGACACGCTTTCCTTTTTTAATGCAAAAAGTGTTATGATATTCGATGATGCGAAAACCGGTTCAGTGTTGGGCAATTGTATACTTGGAAACATAGATTGTTTGATAAAAATGCGACCGGAAGACGATATCTATAATTGCATTGGTTCAGTAGGTGACAATACGGTTAGAAATCGAATATATGAAAAGTTAAAGGCGGCAGGTATAACAACCAAGCCGCTTTTATTATGTAGTTTTATAAGCGGTAACGTAAAATTTGGCAGTAACGTAATGGCGGGGGTTGGCAGTCAGCTACACCATGACGTAAACATTGAAAATAATGTAGTCGTAAGTCCCGGAGTTATTTGCTGTGGGAATGTGACATTAAAAGAGAATTGCTTTATCGGGGCAGGAAGCACGATAATCCAGTCTGTTACAATAGGCCGAAACGCGGTTGTCGGTGCTGGGAGCGTGGTTATACATGACATACCTGACAACGAATTATGGGCAGGTAATCCAGCGAGATTCATACGGAAAGGGTGATTTATATGGCAACAGGTTCAATAGTCGATGCATTAAAAAGTCAAGGTAAGGATTCATCATACGCAGCAAGGAAAAAAATGGCTGAAGCTGCCGGCATTAAAAATTATACAGGTACAGCAGCACAAAACACAGCACTGTTAAAAACCGTTCAACCGACCAAAACAACCGCAACACCGGCGAAAACTACCGTTGAACCGGTAAAAGCAGCAACTATTACACCGGTAAAAAACGTACTTAATGAAGTAAGCTCAACTTCAAGCGACCCCACTATGCAGAAGTATAAAGACCAGTACAACGCAGCTAAAGCATCAGGAAACAAGCAGGGCATGATAGATGCAGCGGAAGCAGCGGATAATTACAGAACGTCACAAGGCGGCACAGCATTAAACACAAGTCAAATAAGCAGATTAAAAAGCGAGAATAATACGCTGGACGTAAATTTGGGCGATCCTAACTATGATGCTTTGGCGGGTTCATTGGAAGATATTTATAGCAAGATAGCGTCAATGAATCAAGAACCCATGCAAACCGAAGAAGATTACATGTCCGACATAACAGCTAAAATAAACGCACTTCTCAAGGAACAGAAAACCACAGCTGCCGCAAACGCAGAAAAAGCCAGAAAAGGAATACTGACTGATGCCGACATTGCAAAACAGGAAATGGACGATGCTTATGCACAGCAATTATCCGAACTGGCTTCGCAGGCCGACCAGATAAGAGCGGCATATGCTTCCGGCAAACGTGGAATTGAGACTACACGTGACCAGACTTTGCCTACTTACGACACCGCTATGAACCAGCAAGATATTTTAGCACAGCGTCAATCAAAGCAGCTTGAAGGTGAATTTGCACAAAGAGGATTGCAGGCCGGTGGACAGGTAACTTCTGAACTTGGACAGTTGGGACAGGAAAATTTATCTAAAATAGGTGATATTTCAACAAGCAAACAGAATTACATTTCCGACACTGCGAACAAATTAGCAGATTTAGAACAGACGCAAACAGGCGGATTGACTGATTTAGCAAGGGCAGAATCAACGGCAGCACAGACTTTGTCCAGCGGAAAAGTGTCAATAATCAAAAAGGTAAACGCTGCATTGTCGAATCTGAACACAGACGAACAGGCTTTACTTGACAATCTTGCAGCGCAAAGGACTCAAATGCTTATGGACGCTAGCCAGCAGTACCAAAACTTAAGCAGGGAAGAAAGAGACGCAGCTTTTGACAAATTGCTTGCACAGGCAGGAGTAGCACAGGATTCAGTAAATGTAATCCGTGGACTTATAGATGACAAGATAAAATCTGATATGTATAAGGTTGAAGCGCAAATAAAAGAACTTGAACTACAAGGACTGCCGGAAAAGCAAAAGCTTGAAATTGAAAAAATCAAGCAGGATATGAAACTTAACAATATATCCGCATCCCAGGCATCAGCACAAATAAAGCTTCAGCAGGATAAATTCAAATTCGACAAGGAGCAGCAGCTTACACAGACGGAACGCGAACAGTACAACAACTACATAAATATTGTAGACAGCAGTTCATTTGTGTATAAGAATTCCGATGGAGCAACACAGGTTAAAGACAAGGTTGCTCTTAAGGATTATATAGTCAAATTATTACCAGATGATAAGAAGTATGATAATATAGTTGATTCCTTATTGTTGAGATATGGTTTGCCTATTGAAAAAGACTAAATGGAGTAGGTGATAGTATGGCAAGCAAGTACACAAAATACAGAGAAGAATTAAGTGGGGATGTATCCGAAAGTGCCACAAAAAAAGTGAGCAAGTATGCAAAATATAGAGAATCAGTGCAAGTTCCTGCTGAACCGGATTGGCAGACACAAAAACTGCTTATGCGCCAATACAGAACCGAAGCGGCTCCAAAGCCTGTAACTCCAAAGCCTGTAGTTCCAAATCTGCCGAATAAAGCAGAAGAATCCACGGCTTTCGAACCAATAGAACCGTCATACATTGACCCCAACAAAGACATATTTCAAAAGATACGTTATAGCATAATGAAAAAAGACGCAGAAAAGACAGCTAAAATAGCTTCCGAGATACTTACACCGGACGAATGGGACTTATACAAAAAAGGACCTTCCGGTGACACTTCGTTAAACGACCAATACACGGAAATAAGTGCAAAACTTGACTATGCAAAGCAAAACGGCTTGACTAAGTTCTATGAAAAGTTCGGTCGAGAATACAGGGCGGGACTATTTGGGGACACAAGCAGTAGAGAAGCGGCACAGGAATTAGGCCAAGACACTACAGGAAATAAAGTAGCTGACGTTGTCGCAAACCTGGCAGGAATGGCAGCAGGATTTACAAAAGGCGGTACTGGCGGAGCGGGATTTGCCTCACCTGTCAGAAATTTAGCTGAAAGCATAGTATCAAAATTAGGCAGTAAAGCTGCTACAAAAGTTGGCAAGGTTGCTGAAAAAGTAGCTGATAAGGCTTTGATTGGTGCCGTTGAATCAGTCCCCTATTCAGCACAGCAAATAGCAGTAAACAAAGACGCACAAACTCCTATGGGCATAATATCTACCGTGGGCGGCAATGTTATTTTAGGTGCAGGTGCGGAACTGGCTATAGCAGGATTGGGTAAAGTTGGTAGGTCTATCATAGAAAAGCTTAAAGCCAAAAAGCCTTTAACAAAGGTCGAAATTCAAGCAATTGATACTTTGCCTGAAGAAGTCAAGGCTGAAGTGCGGAAACAGCTTCCTTCTGCCGAAAGGCTATTATTGCCTGAACGCGCTACAGCAAGTTTGGAGGCTCCGAGCGTTCCGTTGACGCAGTATGAAAAGAAACTGCTGAAAACGCCTGTAACAGAAAAGCGCGTGGAATATCCGGTTGAGACTACGGTAAATAAGGTAAGGACGTTGAGAGATAAGACGCCAATTAATGCATATCACGGCTCTCTGAATGTCAAAGATATTAAAGATATAAAACCTTCATTGGGTGGAGAATTAGGCGAAGGTTTTTATTTCACTAAAAACAAGAAATATGCACAAGAATATGCGAAAGAATCGTACGCACCAGTTTCGGAAAAAGCAGGTATATTAAACCTTAATACTAGCAAGCTAAAAATAAAGGAGATAAGTAAAAAAGATTATCTTGACGAAAGAAGTAAATTTTACAACAAAGAACAAGAACTAAACAATGGCGAATGGGACGCCAATGTTGCCAAAAGAGCAGAAAATAAATTGATTAAAAAATATGAATCCGAGGGATATGATGGACTGCATGTGCAAGACGAGCAACAGGGCATTGTATTCCCCAACAGTATTAAAAAAATAAAAACTGTGCAACCCCGCCAATTTGAACGCCTTACCGAAACCCAAAAAGCCACAGCAACAAAGACTCTCCTTGACGAAAAAGCCCTTGCAAAACGTGCCGCACTTTCCGAAAAACAGCGTCAGCAAGTGGCAAGCATGACAGGCTCTACCGTACTACCTGAACAGCCTAAAAAACTGCAGGTGCCCGAACAATATAAGCGTGAAATGCCAACAAGGGTAACAAGCGCAGAAATTGAACAGACAAACAAAGGCATAGCACCACAGCAGATAAGGAAACTGCGTACAAAGGCCGTAGAGGCACCAAAGGCAGTTGAAGGTATCAAAACACCTACAACTAAATTGCGGTCTGAAAAACCTGATTACGACTCAGAAAAAGCAGTGAGTAAGGTTTATTCTAACACCTTAAAGAAAACTCCGATGTTAACTGATGCTGAAAAGAAAATGCTTAATGCTAAAGATTACACCTACGATGTCAAAAGCGAAAAGGCAAGCATGGCAGAAGCACAAGAAAGACTAGCAAAAGACTTTGAAGGCGAAGTTAAAAGTTTATCAGAAAAGGAATCGTTCACCGGTGCGGACATTGATACCATGTTTGGAATCGTTGAAAAGAATCTTGATGAAGCCAGAAAAACAGGTGACTATTCGGATGCTCTCAGTATGTTGAAAAATGTTCGTAAAGGTGGAACCGAAAGCGGCAGGGGCGTACAGGCATTCGCAAAATATTCCAGAACCACAGAAGGAAAACTTGCGGCAGCACAAGGCGTAATAGATGCAGCTGAAAACGAGATAAAGAAGACCAATCCGAATTTAATGAAAAAGATTGATGATGAAGTTTCCGAACTTTCAAAGAAAACAGAAAAGACACCAAAAGTCACTAAAAAAGATGAAATCCGTAGTTGGCTTGATTCAAAAGAAGCAGAAGCAACACAAAGAGTAAAGGATTATTTCAAGCCTGACACAAGCGGAATAGTAAAAATGCGCGCAGGACTCCCAGGCGAAGTTCTGACCGATCTTGCAATTGTCGGAGCTACGAAGCTGGCAAAGGTTTCGCTAAATTTTGCCGACTGGTCCGTAGCCATGATAAAGGAATTCGGTGACAAAATCAAACCTTATCTAAGAGAGATATACGCTCATTCCAACAAGGTGTTAAAAGGCGGCAGTAAGAATCTACCAAAGCCAAGAACCATAAAAGATATAACCAAAAACACTTCAGAAGAAGATATAAGAAATCTTGTTAAAAAGAAATACGGCGTTCCGGTTTTGGAGGAGAATGATGTTAAATTTATCGTAGAGAAAATTGACGAAGCCAAAAAGCTGCCTGAAGGGAGCTATAAACAAAGAATGTTAGAAGGTAAGGTTGCACAAATGATAGCCAATAAAATACCTTCCGACATGATAGAAAAAGTCAAAGCTGTTCAAAGAATGTTCATGCTCATTAATCCCAAGACCGCACTTGTCAGGAACCCACTAGGAAACGCTTTGCTGGGTGCTGCCGAAACCGTGAAGAATGTTCCCGCTGCCGGTATAGACACAATCATATCTGCGATAAGAAAAAGCGAGCGCACAACTAAACTTGCGCCAATTGTCAAAGGAAAGGCTACACTGCGTGGGGCTGGAAAAGGCCTTAAGGAATGGGCGCTTGATATCATAAACAGAGTTGACACCAACCCAACGGGTGCGGGTGTGGAAATGCCGAAAAATAAAATATTCAGTGAGAATCACAAGATATCCAATCCGGCAGTAAAAGCCGTTGCAGACATGGGCGGAAAAGCTGCCAACCTAACTCATTCAGTAGTCGGGAAAATGTTGTCTTTGGGTGATAGACCGTTTTACGAAGGCGCATATGCTTCAAGAATTGCCGAACTTAAAAAGATTAAAAAAACCAACATTGTCACTGATGAAATGGAACAAATGGCAAGAGAACATGCACTGGAAAGAACCTTACAGAATGACAGTTGGATAGCCAAAAAAATATCCAAGATGGGAACCAATAAGGATGATCCGTTTTTATGGAAGTTACTCGTTAACCTTGTTGTACCGTTTAAGAAAACGCCCGGGAACATACTTGATAAATTTATTGACTATTCACCAGGTGGAGCATTTAAAGCAGTCGGGCACGGTTTGAAAACAGCAGGCAAGGGAACGTTTAATCAGAAATTTTTTGTTGATACACTGGCAAGAAGTTTAACTGGTACCGGACTTGCGGTAACTGGGTATCTTATGGCTAAAAAAGGATGGGTGACAGGTTCAAGAGATCCAAGCAACAAGATTGAAAACTTTGAAACTGCTCTTGGAAAACAAAACTATGCTTTTAAAATCGGCGACACTTACCAGACATTTGACTGGGCACTTCCAGCCTCTGCACCTATTGCAATGGGTGCCGACTTTTATTATGCTGAAAGCAGGACAAAAGAAGGCCAAAATGCATTCCTGAAAGGTACGGAAAGCTCAATTAATCTATTGTTTAAATCCACAATGTTGCAAGGGTTATCAAGGTTAACTGCCGGATATAGTCCGGCTGCAAGCATAGGCAGCACATTACTGGGAAGCACTACACAATTTACACCAACAGCAGGAAAACAAATCGCACAGTTAAAAGACCCATACCAAAGAGAAACCTATGATCCTGATTGGGTTATACAGACGCTTAATAAATCCAAGGTTAGAATACCAGACTTAAGCGAAAAACTTCCTGCAAAAGTAGATGTGTTTGGAAATGACGTAAAAGCATTCCAAGGCAAAAACAACGTGTGGAATGTTTTGTTTAATCCTGGATTTTCTACTGAATTTAAGCCTAACGAAATTCAAAAAGAAATAATACGGTTGTACAATGACACAGGTAAAACCGAACATATTCCGATTGCAGTAGAAAAATATATAGACGGAACCAAGGAACATCCTAAAATAGCCCTTTCAGCACAAGAGTACGTTGACTATCAGAAAAAAATAGCCAGGTACACATTTGATGGTTGGGCAACAAAAGGAAAACTGAAAAGTTCAACAGGTTTCAATGGCATAATGCGTACAGAAAACTATAAAAACGCCAAGGATGATAAAAGTGGTACAGCAGATGAAAAACGAGTAAAAATGATGGAGTCTATTGTAAAAAACGCCAAAGCACAAGCAAAGGCAGAAATACTTGAAAAAAGAGGATACAAATAAACTTAAGGAGTGATTAAAAATGGTTAAAAAGACTATGCAAAAGCCAATGAAAAAATCCGGAATACCGAAACTGGCCGAAAATATCCGTAGTGCGGCAACGATGAAAAAGACTAAAAAGACAATGCCCATGATGAAAACAATGAGGTAGGACGCTCTTAAGAACGTCCTTTCTTTATGAAAGGAAACGTATGGAAATAATTTCGGAAATCGGACTCGCCCATAACGGTTCACTTGAATGTGCACTGGAAATGATAAGAATATCAAAAGAATGCGGTGCAAATGTAGCAAAATTCCAGTTTTATTATCCTGACATTCTCTGCGCAAACCGTAATTGCTTTGATAGTTATAAACTGCTGGACAAAATAAAAATGCGACCAAATTGGATTCCTTTTTTGGCGGCTGAGTGTAAAAGGTGGGGAATAGAATTTCTTTGCACGGCATTTGACCGCTTCAGCGCTGAAGCAATCGAACCGTACATTAAGCGCTTTAAGGTAGCAAGCCCTGAAGTAGCCGACCTCAACTACCTGAAATTCCTTGCAGTATTTGAAAAGCCTTTGATACTTTCGACAGGAAAGGCTACAGACGAACAGCTTGACAGGATATTTGACGAAATCAAGGTGCCAATATCTTTGTTTTACTGTAAAAGCCTATACCCTGCTTTGCCGTCTGATTACAACTTAAAGGAAATAGACAGGCTTAAAAAGAAATATCGTGTTCCAACTGGCATTTCAGACCATACAGCGGGAATTATGACCAGCATAGAAGCAGTTGAAAAGCATAAAGCCGACATTGTTGAGCGTCACATAATGATTGACAAAAATTGCGTAGATGCCGCAGTTAGTTTAATGCCTGCAGACTTTTTAAAATTGACACAAATAATAAGGAGGAATCATGGATAGTGTAATCTTTCAGCTAATTACCTTTAACCCCGTCGAAATCAACGGAATCAAGACTTTTGATAACATGTTTATAATCCTTGACAGCGAGGACAAAATCGGGGCAGGCATGATATTTCCACAGGTTCAGGAGGTAAGCCAATGATCGAACGCAACCATAAATTGTTAAGTGAATTTCAGCCGGACATATACAAAAAGCTTCAATCTCCCGAAACAGAATTGAAATTTAAAGAGGAAATCTTATTCGGCACAAATGAAAACCAGATTGTTGATAACGTTATAATCAAACTTGATGACAAAATGATGGCTGTTGGCGTGTCGGACAACGCCTTTATTGAAACATGGCTTGCAAACGTCAATTGCGACAGGCATACAATAATCGTATTCGGTTTAGGCATGGGGTATCATATCGAAGCCTTGATGAACAAATATCCTGACAAAAAGATAATCGTAATAGAACCGGATAAAAGAGTTTTGTACCATGCCTTGCAACTGAAGGATTTTGAAACAGTCATAAAAGGTTGTGAAATCTGGCTTGACGAATCTGTTCTTCAGACTAAATCCAAAATGCACGAAATGATAACGCATCCTTTGGCAAGGGGTATAATGTTCATACCGTTTTATGCCGGCGTATATCAAGATTATTTTAACGAACTGATCGAGGGCTTGAAAAAGATAATGAACGACTGGGCGGTAATGATAAATACCAAGCGGTGCCTTGTTGACAAGTGGTATACGAACAGAATAAAAAACGACGAGGTGCAATCAGTTAATTTTTCTAATTTCGTGGATAAATTCAAAGGGATTCCGGCTATACTTGTAGGCGGCGGTGCAAGTTTGATTGAACACATACCTTTATTAAAGCAACTGGAAAACAAGGCCATTATCTTTGCGGCAGGGACAACGATTGAGATACTTTTAAATCACGGGATTACTCCTACGTTCATGGCGGCAATAGATCAGGATCCTATATCGGAAGGCGGGCTTCACGAAAACCTCGAAGCGGATGTTCCATTGATTTTTGACGGACAGGTGGCGCAAAATTCATTGTATTATAAGGGCAAAAAGATACAGATGCAACTTAATGTCAACCGATATACGGGAATGGTTATCCCAAATCTGCCTATCATCGAATCAGCGCCATCAATTGGCAACGTCGGGCTTGACATACTTTATAAAATGGGGTGTTCGCCTATACTTATGGTAGGCATGGACTTTTCCTATGGATACGGAAAACTTTATTGTGACGGTACGCGCTTTCAAGAGGAACGAAAAGATACGGGAATTACAACTATAAATAATTTTGGTGAGACTGTGGCGACTGAACCGTCGTTTTTAAGTATGGTGAATTGGTTTGAAGAATACGTTCCAAGAATAAAGCCCAATGTAGTGAATTGTACACATAAAGGTGTTGTGTTTAAAAGCATACCCTGGCAACCAATAAACGACTTTACTTTCGATAAGGAATATGACTTTAAAGCCATGATAGATGACTGCTACAAAAAGTATATTGATGTATGCCAGGTAAAACAGGCAAAAGCAGGTTTAAAACTAGAGATTGCAGAAATAAAAGACTTTGTTGAAAAAAATAAATCGATTAATCCGGCTTTTCAAAAAATGAAATCATGGATATTAATAGACGAATATGTTCAATCTTTGATTTATATTGAAGAAATCAAATCTGAAACAAGGATTAAAAACGGAATGGAAATAAAGGAATCAGTCAAGATTTTTCAAGATAAGCGAATCGAATTAATTCTCAATGCTGTAAACAGGCTTTTAGATATTTTATAAGCATTCAGGGGCGGCCAAGTGGCCAAACGCAACCGCCCCTGTCCCTTCCTCTTGAATACGGGAGTAAACAAGGGAAGGTCTTTCTATTCTACATCAAAAATACGGGAGGTGCAACATGGAAACAGTATCAATCATCAGTGGTATACTCGGAATTTTCATAGCAGCAGGCGGCTTCACGCTTGCAACGGTAAAAATGTTCAATAAAATTGCCAAACGTTTTGAGCAAGTGGAGGAATCTGCCAAGTACCGGAAAGAGGAAAGTATTATTCTTATAAAAGCAACTTTGGCAATATGTGAAGGATTAATTCAGCTAAAATGTAACGGACCGGTGACAACATGCCGGGACGCACTACAGGAATATTTAATCAAGAGGGGGGAGTAAATTGACGAATTTAGTTATCGCCTACAGTCAGCAGAAAAACAACAAATGCAAAGAGGGTGACACAGAGCAAGATCACATGCACTATATCGCAGACGCTTTATTTGACATTCTGAGCAAAGATAAGAGACTGAATACATATTTTATCCCGCTGCAAAACACAGGAGCAGATTTAGGCAATTTGCGCCAATCAATACGGCTGTCGAATGCGTTTATCAAGGCGAATGGCGGGAAGGGTTATCATATCGAATTACATTCGGATGCAGGCGGGTATGCAAAAGGCTGTAGTGCTTTGTACAAATCCGAAAAAGGAAAGGTGCTGGCTACCTACCTTTACAACGAACTTGCAGACCTCACGCCTACAACCGATGCAGGCATACGGAAACGTGACAACCTGGGGGCATTGAATCAGACTATCGCAGTGGCGACAATCCTTGAAGTGTCTTTCCACGATAACGCTTCGGAGGCTGAATGGATACACGATGAATCTATTTCAATAGCTGTGAGGCTGGCGAATGGGATCTATAAATTTTTGAAAGGAGAAAAGTTGATATGAAAGAGAATTTTGCAAAACTTATTAACGTAAAAACAATAATTACCTTTGGTATAGTAGGCACAGTAATTTACTTAGCCTGCAAAGGTACTATTGAAGCAAAAGATGTTATGTTATTGGCTGGTATGATCATAACGTATTTTTTCAACAAGGACAAGAGGCCTGAATAACTCTTTTCTATTCCCGGATAAGAGAAAAGCCCCTTAGTTGATTCTAGGGGGCTAACCTCCAAAGTTTCCAGGTAATCTATGATTCATTGCGTCTGTGTTACGCCTTAATTTCTTCCATGCAGGATTTAGTTTTCTTTCTTCCTCTTTGTCTTTATAACCTATAATCGCATCCCATATAAATCTTTTTATCTGTTCTTTTGTCATGTTTTTAATATTCATCCTTATTCACTCCTCATCTGCCAAGGCTTTAATAAGTTTATCTGTTAACCTTTTAAATTCAACTTCCTTGCCAAACTTAAAAGATTTAACAGCAATAAATTTTTCATCCTTGGACAATTCTCTTTGCAATCTTGTACTAAAATAAACAAGTACATCAGTATCATTTTCCATTATCTTTCCCCTCCTTATATATACCTATTCCTCTTCTCCGCAATCCAGTGTAATTTCATCACACCATGGTGACCACATTTCTCCTCAACTCCTTTCTATAAGGTGCTATAGCCTGATATTAGACTTTTTTTAGTTTTTTACGTCTTTCTTGGAACAAATTCCAACCCTCTGAGTATGTCCAATCATGGAACTCTTGCGACATTCTAACTAAATAAACATCGTTAACCCGAACTGAACTATTAGTTTTTGTTAGAATTTTATCAGCAAGTTTTAAGATTATTTTCTTAATCATCATATCTTTCACTCCTTCCTTTTCTGTTCCGCTATATAAGGTGGGAGAATGCTAAACTACAATTTCATACTGATGGAATATCGATGGTGAAATGTCGTAAATTTCATCGGGATTGTCACCGATAAAAGTATTTCTGTAGTCTGACCATTTTACATTAAAAGTGGCTTCATCACCATCGGCAGTTTTACCGTAAATTTTGTCACCCTCATGTATCATGTCACCGTTTTTATCTGTGAAACTAGTTGACCTCCCCTTACTTTTTTCCCATTTTACATTATCAAAATAACAGTGATTGCTACACTTAAATTCAATACCTTGCTGTGTTAATTTTCCTTCACAAAAAGGGCAGTTGTCACCGTTTTTAAATTCGTGTTTCATTTCTTTTACCTCCTATATATTATTTTGTGTTGTTATCATCTTTAACATCGAATATCGTTCCTTTTAAACTGTAATCCGTATAGAATTTAAAAAACTCCTTGTAAGTTTTAAAAGAATATTTTTCGCTATCAAAAGCTGTATCTGGATAAGAAAACTTTGCAGTTATCATCTTAATTTTTACCTCCTATATATTTCCATAACACGGCTAATCTTTTACCACTTTTCTCGAAACAACATCCGGTTTAATTCCGTCAAACATTTGTGCTTCAATGTCTTTTTGTTTCCAAGAAAGTAAACCCAGTATCTCAAGTGGTGTAAATCCTTCGTTTTCACCATTTACCTTAAGTTCACCATTCTCGCTAAGTATAAATTCCAATCTGTAGTTTTTCATATAAACGCTCCTTCATTATTTCTATATCGTATTTGTAAGATAACCAGCAAGGAGCGTTTTACACAGGAATATATCACACCTGAAACCTTGCCGATTCTTACTGTAAGGCAGACAATACGCTACCCTTTTACATATTGCCGATGGTGAGGGTTTACACTTTATTGCTACACCTTTCTTTTTGCCTTACACATTTGAGTAAAATCCGGAGTTCAGCCGGTACTGTTGCAGTCTTTCTCTGCTCGCATATTATAATTATATTCCTATTTTTATGAAAAGTCAACACAAATATGTTGCAAATTTAACGCAAGTATGATATTATATAGTAGAGGTGATACAATGAAACAGCCTAGGAACGAAACAGAGACACATTTTATGCTCAAAGAGATAGCTAAGTATATACTTTGGGGATGGGGCTACAACAAGCTAGGCACGGAAGTTGGCGGAATGTATTCTTTTGACTTGCAGCAACCGGCGAAGGATTTTAAAAACATAATTGATGTTGTAGGAGTAAAGAAGATAAGCAAGCATATCCCCAAGGTTGGGTATGAATATTATTATGATGTAAAAGGCATTGAGGCAAAAGCAAGCTTATCTGATTTTAAAAATGGATTTTGTTCGGCTCCGGCGTATACTTACATAATTGCACCGAAAGGAATTATACCTCAGGAATTAATACCAGACAAAGTAGGCTTTATTGAGGTTGATATTGAAGCTTTTGAAATAAAAAAAGGCTCTAATAAAATTGAAAACATGAAAGGGGTGGACATAACAATCAGAGCCAAAAAGCGTATAGACAGAAGGTTTGAGGATGAAAAAAGTTATCGCAAATGGTGTGCTGAAACTTTAGAGCGCACTGCATACAGATGTTCACAGGAACTATTATTTTGGAGAAACGTAATTAAATTTAAAGGAGCATAAACAATGCCAAGAATAGACCCCACAGTAACAAAGGAAGTTGAAGCAATATACAAGGCATGGGACAAGGAAAAGGGAACCCATGTGAGCATAGCCATTCTTGAATATGAAAAGAGGCGAAATGGCGGCTTAACCTTGACAGAAGCAGACAAAAAGTATATCCAAGACAGGATAACAGAGGCAGTACACGCTTGCTGGAGGCCGTGAAAGGAGTAATCATATGAAAGGACTAATTATAAAAGGTCATTGGCTTGATTTGATTCTTTCCGGTATGAAGCCGTGGGAGATAAGAGGAAGCAATACTTCTATCCGTGGCAGAATAGCCTTGATAAAATCCGGTACAGGGATGATATTCGGTACAGTTGAACTATTTGGCGTGAAAAACCTCACACAATGGGACTTACTTGAATATCACGAAAAGCACAGGGTATATGATTTAGATGATATTCCATACAGACAGCCGAGAGCATGGGTATTGCAGAATCCTGTTAAGTTTGACAAGCCAATACCGTACAAACATAAGCAGGGTGCGGTTATTTGGGTTAATTTGCCGGATGATATTTTAGCCAATAAAAGGGAGTGAACGAAAGTGACAAGGCGTATAGATGACATAGGAAGAATAGCGATACCAAAGGAATTCAGAAATGAACTCAACATTAAAGAAGGTGAGCTACTGGACATTGAGATTAAAGGAACTGATATTATTATTAGAAGATCAGTTGAAGCCAATAGGAAGGAGTAAATAAGTATGATAAGCAAATTACCATGGAAAGTATTAGCAGGATGGCTTATAGTCGATAAGGATGGCGGGAGCATTGCCAGCACAAGAGAAAATGATGCCGAATTCATCGTAGCTGCCTGCAACGCATACGAAACCAATCAAACCCAAATAGAACAACTACAGGCTAAAATTTATCAGCCAGGTAATTGTTATATGTGCAAAATTTCCATGGAGAATGAAGAATGGGGATTAATACACGAAACAGACATGGAAGAAATAGAACAGCTAAAGGCACAGGTAGAGAAGTACAAAGGAACACTAACTGATATTGTAAGACAATATACAACTGACTTTACCGAATTTGAATTAGCACATGACTTTTTATGTCCGAGGGAAAGAGTTGTACTACAATACGCACGTGAAGCCTTAGAGGCTATAGAAAAGGCTCCTGAATAAGGGGCTTTTATTTTGCTTTTTGTATAAAATCAGAAATAATGCACGATAATCAAAGGTAATGAATATTATATAGCGTTATATCACATAATATAACTGCGTATCGATATTGCAATGTTTAACGATGGATGTTATAATCCAGTTAAACTTAAACAATTTTTCAGGGGCATGATGCAAATTGCTAGTGCCCTTTAAACTTTTTATGGGGGTTTATTATGGTACGCGTAATGGTATTCATAGATTATCTTAACTTCCAGTTATCAACAATTCGTTATTATTGCGATATTCTAGGAAAAACCAAAACACCTAATTTGGATTTTATCACGCTTCCGAAAAAGTTAACAGAATTGATACCGAATAGCAGATTGGTAAAAACATATTTGTTTGCTCCAAAGCCAGATGAATTTTTAATGCAAGACAAAGGCCTAAAGGCAACATATGATTGGATAAACGGCAAATTGAGAAACTTAAAATATTTTGAAGTTATAGAAGGCGAGTATGTATCGCGTCATGTTGATTTAAGGATTCCCAAGGATATAAATAATCAAAGCACATATTACAAAATAGAAAAGGGCACTGATGTTAATATGTCAACGTGGATGCTGACAAAGGCCTTTCATAATGCTTACGATCTAGCCGTAATGGTAAGTGGTGATAGTGATTATTTACCGGTCATAAAACAAATAAATAATCTTGGTAAAAGTGTGTTTGCTGTAGGTGTAGAAGGTCAAAACATAAGCAAGCTTAAGCCATACGCTGACGACAATCTACTTTTGGATGAATGCTTTTTCAACACATGTTTATATAAAAAGCAATAAGCTTACACCCATTCGCGCCCCACATCAGGGGCTTTCTTTGTCTCTATTCCCTACCAGCATATACCTGTTAAATTTATATTACAAACTTTTTCATACAATATGAAGCAAACCGTCTATGTTAATTCCATGTAAACAAGCCTCATTTCGCGTATTAAAATTATGTAAACTTATGTCGTATTGTTAGTGCTTTATGCCTGTTGAAATAGGACTGGGACAAGGTGTATAATGGGAGGACAGTCTAATTTTCAGCAAAGGAGTTGATCTTATGAGAAAAAATGCTATTATGCTTAAGTTTAGGTATTTAGTAAAAAAACACGACATGTCTTTTAAAGCCATTTCACTCAAAACCGGCATCAATTCATTTTTAATTTTTAATATTGCGTTTAACCCTTTGTATAGGATTAAACTTTCACAAGGAATGGCGTTATCGCATCTATTTAGATGTAAGGTTAAAGATTTATTTGACATCCTGATTGACATACAACCTTGCAGTCATATTTGATTTTGTTACCATTCTGTAACGATATTCTGACATTACAAATTTGTCGCTTTAAAAAAATACTGGTAACACTGAATCTTGAAAAAATCAATGTTACCAGTTGGTGACCCATAGGGGACTCGAACCCCTGATGTATGCTTGATATTACTGAATTACACGTCATTTGACATCCGAATTGACATCCGATTTTTTATTTTTGTTTACAACGGAATTCAAGGCGTTTGCTGGCCTGCTTTCCATGCTTGCTAAAACATGTTGATATTTTTTAGTCATGTTTGTATTTGCGTGGCCTAGCATTCGGGCTGCAATTTTATCCGGTACGTCTTTATTTAACATTACAGTAGCGGCAAAATGCCGGAGATCGTGAAATCTTGTTTTTGAAAGCTTACGCCGCTTTAGCAATTCAGAAAATCTTACTCTGAAATTCCCGCCGTGTTCCGGACCTCCGTTTTTATTCGGATAAACATACCCTATACCGCGATATTCTTTAAGTCTCTCTATTACATATTCTGGAACTATAATTTTTCTGTATGAATTATTGGTTTTAGTATCTTTTTCTATTACAGTACTTCCAACAAATACGTTTGCACGTCTAATGTTTATGGTGTACTTTTCAAAATTAATATCGCTCCATTTTAAACCCATAATTTCTGACAACCTCATTCCGCACAAAGCCGCAAGTATAATAGGTATTTCCATTTGTGTATTTGTAACGATATCAAGCAGTAAATTGAATTGTTCTTCTGTATAAATATTAAACTGATATTTTTCCTTTGTAGATTTAACCTTTATACCTATAACCGGATTTGATTTGAGCACCTTGTTAGCAATTGCGTATTTAAAAACCCCGTTTACGTCACCTATAAGATTTTTGCACGTCTTAACCGAATGGGTTTTAGAAAATGAATTCACCATTTCCTGGATGTGAATGGGAAGAATTTTAGATATTATAGCGTCTCCGATATATTTATCAGCGTAAACAAGTACGCTTTTCCTATATCCCTCCTTAGTGGTGGGCGATAACCCTTCACAGTATGTTTCAAGCCATTTCTTTGCATACTCCCTGAATGTGGTTTTGGATGCATTTAGAAAGGAATAGTTTTCAATTTGTTCTATTAATTCATTTACTTTTCTACGACATTCAGGCCTAGTAGATGCATATACATACTTGCGTTGTCTTTTTTCTGTTATGTTGGGTATGTCTACAACTCCCTGCCATCTGCCATCTTTACGCTTGGTAACAGAACCCTCCATATGCTATTTCTCCTTTTCATAAAGATACGTAATATATTTTAACGCCTCAGTCTTAGAATTATCAGAAAGCTTGGAATACAAATTCATTAAAGTTTCAACATTTGTATCGATATCGTTTCCACAAAGATATTCTACTGACACATTAAAATAAGTGGCTATTTTGTGTGCTATCACTAAATCAGGATCTCTGCTGCCCGTTTCATACCTTGATATGGTTGCGTTACTTGTACCAACTGCCTCCCCTAGTGCTCTGGTGCTTAAATTGTGGCTTTCTCTTAATTGTTTTAATCTCTTTGCAAAAATCTCTAAAGATATGTGTTTCACTTTTTATACTCCTTTAACACTTAATTTATAAACCATCTTAATATATTTGTTACCAAATTGCAATCATTTATTCAAAAAAGATATAAAAATATTTCAAAATGGTATTGACTGTAAACTTTAAAAGATATATAATGATACCAATGTGTAACATACAAAGAGAGGAGGAAAACGCTAATGTTTGATTATAGCTTCAAGTATGCCAGTGATAATATCAAGCTTTTGTTGCAATTTAAGAAATGGACTCAAGATATTTTATGTAAGAAATCTGGCATTACGCAGGTCACTTTAAGACGTAGACTCAAGAACAATTCCGGCTGGTCAATGATAGAGGCAACCAGTATAGCAAGAGCATTCAACGTTACTGTCAATGAGCTTTTTTTTACCCGAATGATGCCAAATGGTAACGGTTCAGAATCAATAGACACCAAACCGGCATAATTCCATGTTCCAGATATAGAGAAAGGATAATGTTCAATGAATATACCAAAATCAGTAAAGATACTAGGATTAATTTATAAGGTTGAAGAGGTCGAATGTATTGACGTTAAAGATGAAGATACTGCCGGACAGGCAGACCATAATAATCTGGTTATAAAATTAAAGTCAAGTCTGTCCAGCACTCAAAAAGAAAACACCTTAATACACGAGATAGTCCATTCAATACTTGAAAGTTTAGGAGATTACAAGCCTAGCGATGATGAAAAATTCGTGTATAGATTTTCGGGTGTGCTACATCAAGTATTGAAGGATAATCAATCACTTTTTACCTGATTTCCTCTTTCTTGGTTTGACAGCAAGTATGCCGGCAGCGAATTCTTTTTCATCCTTAGGAGTATTTTTCTTTCGTAGCTCTGTACCGGCATCGTGGATAACTTTTTTAGAGCTTTTTCTAACAGTCAATATTATCACCCCCTTTTATGGGATATTATATCAAAATTTAATGAATTAAGGAAGGAGGAAACAACTATGGCAAGAGAATTTTCCCCACCACTTGACAAAGGAATTGAACGTGAGGTTGAAATTCTTGTTGAAGGTGGGATTGAAACTTATGAATCGTGCGAGGGTGGTACGGGGCATGCCTATCTGGAACCTACTGTACGATTCCACGGGGAAAGAAGCGAGGGCTTCAAAGCACTTGCAATAGCGTTGCAGAATGATTTAAAGCCCTCAGACCTTAGACGTATCTGGACCATTGAAGACGGAGAGCCGACCGGTCCAGATTGGGAAATGACATTTTACCACCCTAGTAAATGACTATTTCCCTTCTTTGGCTAATCTTGCGCATTCAAGACAATGCCTTTTGCCACCGATTCCCTGTTTCAAGTTTTCCTTTTCGATGTTGTTTCCGGTGTTGCAGTTGGAATTGTCATGATACACATCTTCCTTTACGGAATGCCAAGGCGATTTTTTAGGCATATTTTCACCTCCCTTCGACAATATTTTACCACTACAGGGAGGAATAGACAAGAAAGGATAATGTTCAAATGTCAAACGAATTAATTACCATTCAAAACGTCAGAGCTTTTATAGACAGCAGCGGAATAGCACAAATAAACCTTGAAGATGTTTCTAAAGGTCTTGGGTTTACTCAGACAAAACTTGACATTGACTATGTCAGGTGGGAACGTGTTTATGATTATCTTGAGTCTTTTGGGTTTTCCCCACAAGTGGGGAAGGAATGTTACGTTCCAGAAAACATATTCTATCGGCTTGCTATGAAAGCCAACAATGAAACAGCAATAGCATTTCAAGAGAAAATAGCCAATGAGATTCTTCCATCCATCCGCAAACATGGCATGTATGCCAAAGATGAATTACTCGACAATCCTGATCTGATGATAGAAGTCCTGCAGGAACTTAAAAGGGAGCGTGAAGAAAAGAAACTGCTCCAGACCGAAAACAAGCTTCTGTCAGGTCAAACCCTTGCATGGGCAGACCGCAAAATCCTTGAAGCAATAGTCAAGGCTTATGGCGCATCAATTCACCTTTCTGACATAAACGGCTTTCAGGAGGCTTGGAAGGACTTCAAAAAAGAGCTGCTTTACAACTACAGCATTAACTTGAATGCCAGAATTTCAAAGCAAATGGAAAACTCCACACGCAAAACCAAACCTAAAACAATGGACATGATTCACGATGATGAATTGCCAAAGTGCATCAGTACAGCTGTAGCCTTGTGCAAGTCTCACAATGTGGACATATCGGAGATTATCAGTAAGTACAAGAATTGAGGGAGGAATCACAGTGAAGTCACTAAAACCAGTCACTATGTACCAATGTCAGCACTGCAAGAAGCTTTTCAAAACACCCGACAAGCACAATTGCCGGCGTGACCCAGACAAAACAAACTGCTATACCTGCGAACATTGGTTACATCAATTCTACATTGATTGGGGCGGCGGGGAAACAGAGCCAACATGTGACCCGTCAGATGCTTGCAAAATGCACGAAACCAGTATAGTGGAAGAGGCACATGCAATAATGCGTGAAAGAGATTGGTGTCTCAATTGCCCGGACTACAAACTAAAAGCCTAATCCCCCAACAATAAGTAAAGGAGAGGTCAAAATGAAATACTCAAATGGAATCTGGTCAGCAATAGTAAGACTATGGAAAAGGTTATTCGGCAGAGACTTAAAGGCTACTACGGAGAAGCCAAAGAAAGTAACAAACATTGAACCAGTCGGAAGCATCGGAGGTAAGGGGCATTATTTTGAAAGCCTTGGCAGCATAGAACACAGTTTCCTATGTCGCAGGAATCAGAGCAAACGCCGTAAGCTTGCAAGGCGCACAGTATGAAGCCCTGTTTCTGCAATGCCAAGTGTTCAGCCTGCCTGAAACGCTGTGATCTATACCAAAGATACAAGCACCTGCTACGGGAGGGAATGAGCAATTGGGAGCTGCGGACACGGTATCCATGGCTGTAGCGGTGTGGTAGGTGCGGGATATATAAATAATGCGGAATAAGAAAGGATTGATTTTATGAAAATTTATATGGCTTCATCTTGGAAAAATGCAAACGATGTTGAAGTAATAGCGCAAGTTTTAAGGGAACATTGTCACGAAGTTGATTGTTTCACAGATGAAAGCACTGGCAGATATGTATTCCACTATTCACAAATAGATTCGTTTGAAAATCTCGATGCAATGAACTTCATGAAGGATGAAAGGTCACAAAAAGCCTTCAAAGAAGATAAAAAATGGATTGATTGGTCAGATGGGGTATTGCTGTATCTGCCTGCCGGAAAGTCTGCACACCTTGAAGCAGGGTATGCGGTTGGTAAGGGAAAATTTCTCATAATCTTTCAACAAAAATTCCCCAAAGGTGAGTTTGATGTAATGTACGGTTTTGCTGATTTAATAACCGATGATTTTAAGACTGTTTTGAATTTCCTTCAAAGGAAGGACAGGGATATAAAAGCAGATAAAATTTTCGATGCCTTGGCAATGGTTTAATTACGTAATATCAGGACAATGTGAGGTATCTACCATGTCAAAAGGATTAACCGCTATACATGCGGGATGGAATGAAAAGAGGAAAGAGGATGAAGGAATTTAAAATTATGGATAGGGTTGAAATGGTCAGAGATTTTTACGGCATTTTGAAAGCAGGCGATAAAGGAACCATAACAAATATAAAAACCTGCTTTAACCCACCGCAGATTTTAGTTGATTGGGATAGGCATTTAGGTGAGGGTTATCCTGAATCTGGACATGGACATTATATAACTGAAAGTTATCTCAAACCCATTCCTGCCACCCTATCCACCGGTGACATGCTAAATGCAATTCAGCCTAGGCAGTTGTATATATCGCAAGAAGAACCATCAAACCCAGTAAGCCTTATTGGAGAGGACTTATCATGGAAATCCGGAGAAGATTTTACAATCAATTCAATCGTAATGCAATACCGTTGGACACTCGTCCCCGAACCGCCAAAGCCTGTTTCAATCGAAGAAGCAGCAAAGGCAAGCGGGGATGGCAAAACGATTATTTGTAAATTTCCAAATTTCAACAATCCGTTAGACGAATGGACTACGGAATGCAGGCCGTCCGAAGCCTATCTGACGTTCCATATGATTCACACTGGAAAATGGTACATCAAAGATGAATAGCCCTAGCTGGTTCGCGGATTGTCCTACAGTCCGTCACCAACCCGAGAGGGTTAATAAATTTTAGGAGGTCGAAATCATGTTAATTGTCACAATCGTACTGGTAGTCTTAATCATCGGAGGTATACTGTTGGATCGTTTCAACGTAACGTGTGGCGGAGGGGTTGCTCTTGCTGCAACGTTTGGGCTTGTTCTTGTGCTATGGCTGCTTATCTGGGTAATGAATTATTCTGATAATGCCGCTGGAATACAGGAGTATAAGGCTGTCCAGCAGACTGTAGAAAATTCAAGACAAAATGGCACAAGTGAACTGGAAAGAGCTACATTAATTGAAAAAATCGTTGAAGAAAACGAGTGGCTTGCAGGCTGCAATTACTGGAATGGCACATTTGTTGGCGACATGATACCTGATGATATTGCTACTTTGGAACCTATTCAGTAGCCGCCCGGCTGAGCGTATCAGCCAATATACGGGGAAGTGACGAATCGGCAAACGTAGGATGAGCGGAACGTTATCCGTGAGGAAATCCGAATAGTGGGCTCGACACCCACCTTCTCCACCAAAACCCAAAGCGAATTAAGCTAAGTGGTATTACAAGTCCCGGGCAGTACGAACGGAACATGGGCGGTTAAGGTCGCGACTTGCCGCCCGAAACTAAAGGAGGCATTATGGACACTTGGCAAACAGCAGTATGTGCAACCGGTATATTAGCTTTAATATACCTTGGCGGTTGGATAGTTAACTTCTGCAAATGGCGCAAGGCAAAAACCGCAAAACGTCCTGTAGACGGTACGGAATACATCACATACGACAGCACAGGCAGCATAAAGGAACGCATAAAGCAGGAAGGGCATGAGCTACGGGTAAAGACTTGGGGGAAGGAGGAAAAAGGATGAAATTGGGTGATAAGGTTAGGTTCCAAAAGGAACTTTTTCGTAAAGGCTATTCGTATTCCGGTAGTGCTTTGTCAGACAAGGAAGCTAAAAATATGAATGAAAATGGTTTATTACCAGAAGCATACACAAGGTATTCCGTTTACGAAAACAAAAAGCCGTTAACTGGAATCGTATGCGGCAAAAGAACTATCAAGTTCAAAGGATATAGCCGTTATATCGGGTACGAAGAAGGCTATGATTTCGTAACTTTCGAATACAAGCAGGTTTATCTTGTTGCTGTAGGCATGAGCGCTTTTCGTCGAGTGCCAGAGGAATTTATAATCACAGAATAAAAAGAAGCCGCAAAATAAAGCGGCAAAAACAAATATCTACAACAAATATTAACACATGAAAGGGGATTAAGTCAAGATGGATAATGAACAAGCAATTCAAGAATTTGTTGAAAAAATAGATGCTTTTGTTAAATCAGTAAAAGAACTGCAAGAAATAGGACTTTGCGCAGGCAATGCGGATAGTTATTCAGCGCATTTTAGTTTAACCAGTCTCGCAAAACACGCAAAACGGTATGGGTTTAACCCTGTAATTAAAAAAACAGATCACACACAATACGAGTACACAATATCTATACCGGAATTGAGAATTCACGCAATTGGAAATTTATCAGAAATTGTAAGGCTTGGTTTAATTGAAATACCTGATGGTTACAACGAGTATGAAAAGTCTGAATTTGCACGAATGCGTATCAAACTATGTGAACTTGAAATGGAAAACAAAGAATTAAGGGAAAACAAATAATTCTTTGCCCCACACTTCCCTAAACGCAAGTTGAAAACCAAACGTCCGGTTAGTGCCGTGTAGAGGGTTAGGACTTGTGGGGCAATAAAACAATGGGGGGAGAAAGATTATGAAGTGTTTAGATTGTAAATACGTAAATATTTCTGAATATGGCTTCAAAGGGCGCATAGGAGAAACGATAGTCGAATGTCGGATATGCAATGAGATAACAGGAGAAATGGTAAATTGTGCAGATTTTGAGGCAAATAGCCATGTGTGAATTTGCAATGCACAACAACTTTAACCCCAACAGTCCATTCGAGGACAATAAATATTTATTTTATGAAAGCGAGGATGAAAGCATGAACGAACTTGAACAGAAACAACAGGCAATAACAATAACAGAACAGGCAAGGACTTTCGCCATATCGACACAGCAGGACTACAACAACGCCGCAGAGGTCTGCAAGGATATAAAGACAAAGATTAAAACTATAGAGGATTATTGGAAGCCTTTGAAAGATAATGCTCATGCAGCGCATAAAGCTATATGTGCAAAAGAGGCTGAGTTACTGGCACCATTTACAAAGGCTGAAACTGCTATCAAGGGCAAAATGACAACCTTTCAACGCCAGTTAATGGAGGAACAAAGGATTCAGCGCGAAGAACAAGAACGCTTCCGTAGGGAAGAATCCGAAAGGCTGATGAAAGCAGCAGAGGAAGCGCAGCAAGAGGGCGCGGAAGAACACGCCGACTATCTTGTTGAGGAAGCTGCAAAGGTTGAGGTTATGAAGTTTGAACATCCGAAGCAGGAAAAGACCGTAGGAACGGCAGTAAAGAAGGTTTGGAAGGCAAGAGTAACAAACGCCGCATTAGTGCCTGTGTCAATTTCAGGAACGGTAATTAGACCCATTGATGAAAAAGTACTCAATGATCTAGCAAGGGTAAGCAAGGGCAATATGGCAATACCAGGCGTTGAGTTTTACGAGGATGTACAAATAGCTGTAAGCAGGGGGTAATTATGAATCTGTATCAAAAGCTTATCGAAGTGAGAAAAGAAGTTCCGTACCTGCAAAAAGAGAATCAGGGAGAGCAATACAAATACGTATCCAGCAGTCAGGTATTAGGCAATGTCAAGGCGAAACTGGATGAACTTGGAGTTCTGTTGATACCGGCAGTAAAAAGCCATATGGTTACAACTTCATCGATTGAATTTTTTAATGATAAGCACGATGTTTCAAAGCGTACCAACACATACTTTACCGAACTTGACATGATTATGACATGGGTAAACGCAGAAAAGCCGGACGAAAAGATAGAATGCACATGGTACGGTCAGGGCGTAGATATTGCAGGGGAAAAGGGTGTAGGCAAAGCTTTAACCTATGCTGAAAAATACTTCATGTTGAAATTCTTCAATATTCCAACGGATAAAGACGACCCTGATTCATTCCAGAAACGCATGGACGATGAAGAACCACCCAAAAAGCCACAGAATACCCCGCAAGGCAATAAACCTGTCGGCAATGACAATAATCCACCCAGTACTAATCAAGGCGGCAAAAACGATTCTACACCCACTGACATTGAAAAGCGAGCGTCAAAGATTTACTTTACTATGACTGGTGACAAAGAAGGACAGCACGGTTTGCCTGTGGAGAAATACAAAGAGTGGCTTAAAGCATTTAAGGAAGCTGGCTTGATATCTACGGATTACGGCAAAAAGTGGACGCTGAAAGATATAACGTTCCTTGAAAGTCAGATAAAAGAATTGCCGTTCTAAAGGTGAATCATGAAAGTACAACAATACCCAAAGCCCAAACTAAAGAAGCACAGAGCCAAAAACAACCCCGCACCAACGATAAACGATTTATGCGCTGAGTGCCTGAGGGAAGGGATAACAACGCCGTATGCAGCAAGCCATGAGGTATTTTATGGACCATACCGCCAAGCATCAATTGAGTATAAAATGCAGTATCGGCTTTGCCCCTTCCACCATCAGGACAGCACACACGGTATACACTTTGACCGAGAATTTGATTATCGCATATCAAAAATGTACCAGCAGATATTTATAGAGCAACACGGTTTAGAACTGCTTAAACGGGTATTTGGGGATAACATGGCAGCAAAGGAGTTAAAGCATGAAAACCACATGCACAGCCATACGCAAACAGTATAACGAGGACGGGTATATCGAAATAGTGTTAACTACTGATGTGAAGTGGTTGGATATATCAGCCTTAAAAGAAATACTTGCAAAAGGCAAAAAGCTAGTAGTTGAAATCAAGCAATTTTTCAACAGGCGCAGTCTTGACGCAAATGCTTATATGTGGGTACTTCTGTCAGAACTGGCTAACGAAATGAACAAGGATAAGCCGGAAAAGAAATATACCAAAGACGAATTATACCTACTCATGCTTGAGCGTTATGGCGTATTTACTCACATTGTAGTCAAGCCAAATGTAGTTGACAGGGTAAAAGAGGAATGGCGGACGGTTCGGGAATTGGGAGAGGTAACAATAAAAGGGCAGACAGGCATACAGCTACAATGTTTCTTTGGTAGCAGTACATACGACACAGCAGAAATGGCAAGGCTGATTGATGGCGTTGTCAGTGAATGCAAGGAATTAGGTATTGAAACTATGACACCGCAGGAATTGGCACTATTAAAACAAGAGTGGGGGCGATAAAATGGCTAACGATCCAAAATGCAAATACCGCCATAGCTGCGGATATGATTTTTGTATGGGTGAGGGTGTATGCTCTGACTTTGAGAAGGGTAAGCCGATAGACAGCGTGATAGAGTCACAAGAAAAGGAATGGGGGAAATGAAAAATGAAATGTATTACGTGCGGTAAGGAATTTAAACAAGGCGATACCCACAAAAGAGGAACATTAAAGACGGGGTACTGGAAGGAACCATGCAGGGAAAACCAACGCTCATTATTTGTAGAAGGTGACAAAGTAAAATATGCCGGTGAGGAATTAATTATAAACGGCTTTGAAGTGATGGGAAACCAAGCTGGGGCAAAATTTGAAAACAGACCCGGACTATGGATTGGTTTAGGCGCATTGGAGTTTGTGCTGGAAGGGGAGTGTAAGAATATGAACATAAAAATCAATCGCAAATCACCTATGACTGATGCAGGGCAAAGAGAAGCATTTAAAAAACTATTTGATAACTTAAACAGAATAGACGTATTCGGAATTAGTTTAAATGGTTACTTAGATAGGGCAATGGAGATATGCAAGAACGACCCGCAGGAGATAGAAAGCATAAATTTCAGGCTGCCAAATAGTTCGATAATGACAATTGGTACGGAAGGCGCATTTTTAAAGCTTACTTTTGACCAATATAAGCAGATAAAGGCAGCAGTAGAAGGGGATTAACTGCCTATAGGCAGAGAAAGAGAGGATATATGGTGGTGCATTTGAACTTTAAATCAGGCGAACGCATTATATTTTCAAAAGTTGTAAATATAAGTCTTTTGGATGACGGAAAATTGTGCTTGCAAAGAAACGACAAAAGATTTAAGAATCACTTCCGTGAGGAACTAATACCTATTGCAGATGTGCAAAGTTTTTATTCTCATGGCTAAATTAGCAGGAATAGATAGGGTGGGGTGAGGATGCCCGGATATATAAAACTATACAGAGAAAAAGAGGTGGGGTTATTGGATTATTATATAAAAATTAAATTAGACAAATTTCAAGATTATAATTTACTTGAGGATGCAGTAAAAGAAAATATTAACAACAGTTTATTTGATGGAATTTTACCTAAATTAACTAAGTTATTAAAGGTTTGTGAATCGCCCATAGAAAGACTTTTGTATTCGGAATTACTGAATGCAAAAATGTATTACGGTGTATTAGGTGGCACTGTAGTTAAAGATATTAAAATATTTCCACAACACACAATAATACTTGAACAAAATACTTATAGAGCGGATTTTCTAATTGAGTACGAAAAGGAAAAATTAATAGTCGAGTGTGATGGCCATGAATTCCATGAAAAAACAAAAGAACAAGCTCAAAAAGATAAAAAGCGAGATAGAGAATTAATACAAGCGGGTTATAAAATCATTCATTTTACAGGAAGCGAAATATATACAAACACTTATAAGTGTTTTGATGAAATAGCTGGCATTTTGGGCCTAAAAAGCGAGGGTTAATTATGCCTAACCGATTTATAAAGGAGTCAATTTGTAAAAGTGAAACATTAGATTTATTAACCGCAGAAGAAGAAAGATTGTTTTACAGGCTTATAGTTAACTGTGATGATTTTGGACGGTTTGATGCGAAACCAGCTATAGTAAAAAACCAATGTTTCAGACTTGATGAAGGAAAGTTAAAAGTTGATACGGTAGAAAAATGGTTAACTCGATTATGCCAGGTTGGGCTTATTATTTTATATGAGAATCAATCTAAAAGATACTTACAATTTTTAACATGGCACGAACACCAACAACAAAGGGCAAATAATAGCAAATATCCCGATCCCGAAAGCGAAGAAAGCGCCTTGATATCATTTGATATCAATTGCAATCAATTGAAACCTGTTCCTGCAAACCTTGATCGGCCTCGTATATCGAATACGAATACGAATACGAATAAAGGGGGTGTGGGGGAAAAAGAAAATATACCTCCAACACTTGATGAAGTAAAAACCTATTGCAAAGAACGAAATAACAAAGTTAATCCACAGCAATGGCATGACCACTACACATCAAATGGCTGGATGGTAGGCAAAACTAAAATGAAGGACTGGAAAGCCGCAGTAAGGACATGGGAACATGAAAACAAATCACATAGTAAGCAGGCGCCGCAAGCAGGCAATTTTGAGCAAAGGCCAATACCTGATGATTTGGACAAATTTTGCAAAGACCCATGCAAGGAGGACTAAATGAGTGCAATAGATAAAGCCGCTTTAGCCTTAACAAAATGCCGCAAGTGTGCAGGGTGCCCAAAGTTGGAGGATGATACATTCAGGGGTGACGATAATTGCCGGAACTTCCGCACAGCAGACAAGCCAGAGGAATACGACAGCAAGAAATACGATAACTGGAGGCCACCGAAATGAAGATAAAGAAATGTTTTGATGGACGCATGAAAGGCTTAATAAGGATGATGCGAAAGAATGGATTTACTTATGAAAAAATCGGCAAAATCGTACATTGTGGCAGAGAAACAGCAAGACGGTATTGCACAAAGTATTAACCCTCCGGTATCGGCGGCATACCGAGATTATTGTATAGGGACTGGCAGAGGTTAGCCGCCAACCTCAGAAAAGAGGGGCAAGATGAAAATAGAACGTATGTGGGCAATGCCAAACAGTGAGACATTTACAATAAAGCCAATAAAGGAACTTTTAAAAAGCGAAGTGGCTACGGGTATATGGTTAGACCCATTTGCAAGGAATAGCAAAATAGCCACTATTACAAATGACTTAAATCCAACGTGCAACACGGACTATCACCTTGAAGCAACGGAATTTTTAAAACAGTTTTCAGATAATTACGCAGATGGTGTACTGTTTGACCCTCCATACTCTACAAGCCAAATAAGAGAATGCTATAACGGCATTGGAATAAAAGAATTTAACGGCAGGATAGATTTTTATTCAAAAGCAAAAGACGAAATTGCCCGGGTATGTAAGCCAAACGGGAAAGTAATTTGTTTCGGGTGGAGCAGTATGGGAATGGGGAAAGGCAGAGGTTTTGAAATGCAAAAGATTCTTCTTGTGCCTCACGGTGGAACCAAAAATGACACAATATGCACAGTAGAAATCAAGGGAGGTTAACATGAAAAAGCGAGATTACATACTAGCCTTAATTTTAACACTAATAATCGTATTTACCATAACGATAAGCGAAACACCTTGTGAACATAAAAGTATACTCACAGAAATACAGGGGCTAAAAACGGCAATTTTGGAAGCCACAGGCAAGGACAACACAAAAATACTGCTGGACAAAATAGACGAACTTACACGGCTGAATGAAAGGCTGGAGCAGGAAGTAGCAAGTCAAGCGAAACAACTAGACGTATTTGAAGGGATGGCAGAAAAGTAAAAATATAAAGCGAGGTGTAAAGGGAATGAAAGGAACAATATTAAGAGAGTTGACACCAGAACAGTATTATTGGATAAGTGAAATAATACCAGTAGGGACTGAAGTAAAAGAATTTATGGGATGTACATATGGGTGTATTTCTCCAAGTGGAATAGCGGTGGTGTTACCAGATGCGGATTATTTTACAGAAGTGCCAATTGATGCGGTAAAGTGGGAGGTGTAAAGAATGAGATTAACAGTAGATGAAATAAAAAACCATATGGATAAAAACATGACAAATTACGGCTGGTATACGCATTCCGGCGAATTTTTGATTAATGTTATTGATACCACAGAAGCACTACAGCAGGAGAATAAAAGTTGGCAGGAACGATACGAAGAATTGGACGCAGGGCATAGTAGATTATTCAAGGATTTTTGTAAATTGCAGCAGGAGATACAGCAACTACAGGCACAGAATGCGGCAGCAATAGATGATATAAAACATGCTCTTGCTGTAAATCGCGGATGTCCAATATGCAAACATTGGAATAAGGCAGACCCCTTATTGCCGTGGTGTAAAATTGCAAAAGCTCAAGCAAATTGTTTTGAATGGCGCGGAGTTTCCACCACCTACCATAACCCTGCTGATGTGGAGGCGCTGGCAAAGGCGACGGAGGCATTGAAAAGTATTGGAATGTTTACAGTTGATGAACCGTATAAGGCTGATAGATTATGCAAAGAAGCTCTTGCGGCAATAGAGAAAGCAGGTGGGGAGAAATGAAAGTATGGGAAAAGGTTGCAAAAGAAATGTCCGAGGAATTCCACCACGAATACACATCAAAAAGTGATGTATGTGCTGATATGTATATGCTTAGAGTTTTACCATGCGACTGCAATGATGAATTTCACTTTATCACAGGAAAAAGTATGGATGATCTTTGTAATGAAATGCAACTTGAATGTCAGGAATGTTTAAGTAGATGGCTTGATATGGAGGCAGAACAATGAAATTTGACATACCCGGCAGGCTTCCCGGAACAAACGAAATTATAGAAGCCGCCAAAAGCCATTATGCAGTATACGCCAAAATGAAGGATGAATATACAAATATGGTTGCATGGCTGGCGAAGAAGCTTCCAAAGTACAATAAAATCACTCTTGTAATAACATGGTATGAGCCAAACGCCAAAAGGGACATAGACAACATAGCCGGAGGGACAAAATTCATCCTTGACGGGCTTGTGAGGGCAGGGACCATACCAAACGACACACAAAAGCACATACACAGCCTGCAACATGTTTTTGATGTAGACCGCGAAAATCCCAGGGTAGAGGTGGAGATATGCAAAAACTAACCAAACAACAATTCTGCTACCTGGCTAACCGGCGCGAAAAAATAAAGCGCAAGCGCAAAGCCATAGAAGCAGCCAGATATGACGAGCCGCAGAACAGTTACCTGAAACCATGGACAAAAGGAAAGCGAGGGGTGCTAATGGATTACATTAGAGAAGCAATAGAATCGTTAAAAGATTATAACGCCTTGATTGTAGCAGAAAAAAATCTCACAGAACAGATCACTGCATTACTGCTTGAGAGGGATAATTTAAGGGCAACATCAATGAGCCTGGCTCCGGGGAAAGGATACAATGAACCAGACGACAGGCTTGCCAACAACATATTTCAAAGGCGTGTGCTGAGTAAAAATCTCAGGCTGACAAAAAAGCGCATGGAATGCATGGATAGGGCATTTGCAACGCTGGAAGATGAAGAAGGTTTAGTACTCAACAGGATATTTGTACTCGGCGGCAAAAACGCAATCGAAGACCTCCGGCAGCAACTGGCATACGAGCGTACAAAAATATATGAATTAAGAAATGAAGCCATAAAAAAATTTGCAAAGGCTTTATATGGAGTTGGGACACAATGAAAAGCGCGGACAAAACGCGGACAAAATTTGGTAAAAACCGTGATATAATGATTGTATGAGATTTTGACCTTTCCTTCTCCGGCCCTTGCTGATGCAGGGGCTAATTTATTGTAAAAAAAGACCGGCATAACCGGCCTTAAAGGATAGATTAAAACTTATCGCCATACATGGCCATTATAGCTTTATCCACCATACGCGCCATGGGTACATCCGATTCAGCGGACAGTTTACGCAGGTTTGCCATAATGCCGGAGTCAAGAGTGAGGTTGACGCGTTCGCGGGTGGTAAGATCGGATTCAGCTTCCTCGGGAGTACCAAATTCAGCTTCGTACTGTTCGGCATCAAGATTTTCCTCAGCCCACACCTTGGCTTCTTCGGTGGACATTGGGATAATATCTTCGCTGCCGCCTACGCTGTTGCCGTAATGTTTTGAGTACTTAGACATTGCACCACCATCACCGTGCAAAAAGTATGCATTTTTAGTGTTTTTGTATAGACTTTCTTTGCAGTACGCAAAATCATTTGAGTAATATCCATTGCTCCATGCGCCGATAAACTTAGATGTTTCCGTGTTGTAAGTCCTGCCGTTGATAATTTTACGCATAATAAAACCTCCATGCTCGACGGTGACCGTCCGCAGCTGTTGACATTATATTAACTTTGGGGTAAACTTAAATTGTCGCTCAATGAGCGTGGATTGAAAAATAATTATATACTATTGCTATGCCAGCCCGCTTAATGCGGGTTTTGGCATCTTAAGCAGACATTTTAGCGATTTTAACAGCTGCATATAACGCTCTTAGAGACTCGGCAAAGTTGGCGCGATAATCAGTGTCGGGGTATTGAGTCTTAAGTTGTTTTGCAAGTGCATGTGCCCTATTAAAAATGTCTGACTTTGTAAGAGCCAGAACCTTTTTAGCTAAATCGGCCTTGCGAGTAACTTGTGAGCGATTGTAAATCTCAGTCTCTATATTGCTCCGGTGATCAATCCACCATACAGCAGTAGACTCATTGGCAACATGCTCAAACCCGCGATTAGCAAACATCTGATATTTTTCACAGCGGATTTTATTGGCCCACTCAATTTGCTTGGGTGTACCGGTAAGGGCCGGAAGATTTGCACTATTATATACGGATAACTCAGCTGCTTTTTTGGATTCTTGTTGTGCCATGTAACATTCGGAACATATGCCGGAACGCTCAAAATAAGATATTTTACGTTCGCGCTCAGATGTTTTACCCACTAAGTCCATTGCCTGGGTATGTCCACAAGAAAAGTTAACTGTGTATTTTGCCATTTGAAACGCCTCCTTAAAGTTTGGTTTGTTGATTACATTTATATTGTACATCAACTGATGTATAAATGCAAGAGATTTTAAAAAGATAGGTATTTTGTCAATAAAATTTTATGGAGGAATATGAATCCAGAATACACCACCACGCCTTGACGCGTTTAGCCATGATAAAGGCATTACAAAAATAGATGCAAAAATCCATAAAATAACTGTTGACAATGTCATGACAAAATGGTATGATAAAGGTATCAAATTGTTGGAGGCGTTGGATATGACAGGATTTGAAGCACATAAAATGTTAATAGACGGCAAAATAACGCTAGATGAATATAGGGTATTAACGCAACCCACAGTAAGCGTAAAACCGGTAATTAAAAAACAATCACTTAAAAATTTCCTCCCATGCAAGGACGCAAACGTAATAACAGATTTTACAGTTGCAGATTTGGATAAATGGGAAGAGAAAAGTTATTTTCGGTTCCAGTGCCTTGAATGGACGGTTGGAGAAAAAAGCTTCGGAATGATCTATTCCACGGCAAAAGAAGCAAGGGCGGAAGGCAGCACAGTACTCGATGGCAAGAGTTGCGTATCTGAATGGCGGCAATTATACCAGTTTTGGGATAGTTTTAGTACACAAAATTTTTGTATATTGGTATTTACGGGGACTAAAAACGGCTACGGACATGATGGCGAATGTGTAGTAAAACCAGAAAAAGTTATTGCAGTTTTGGATTGTAAAAAATTTATGGAAATCGTAAATACGGAACTCGAAAAAGCTGAAACCGAGCAGGACTATGAAGAGGTAAGACGGTTTGGTATATAGGTATGCCAAAAAAACCTTTAGACCTAACAAACCGGCAATTTGGTAAGCTTAAAGCAATAAAACAAGTTGGCTCAGATTCTCATGGTGCTATATGGCTTTGCGAATGTAAATGTGGAAATTTTGTTAACGTAAGATGCAGTAATTTGTTGTCTGGCCATACAAGCAGTTGTAAGTGCAAGTGCATAAAGAAACCTATAACAACTGGCCATAAGCATTTAAGCAGCGACCCCGTCTGGAAAAAGTCTCTTGATATGGCAACAGCTGCCCGCCACTATGCCAGTGGCACTTACGTTAATCGTATTAAATCCAAAAAAATGAACAGAAACAATACTAGTGGCATAAAAGGGGTAACGTGGGATAAAAAACAAGGGAAGTGGATTGCATATATTAATTTTCGCCGTAAAATGTATTACTTAGGCGCTTACATGCGAATCAAAGAAGCGGCATTTGCCAGAAAGCAAGCAGAAGCGCATTTACACGACAAATTTGTACAATGGTGGGAGGAAAGAAATGGACAATCGCAGAACGTTCCGTCTCAGCGATGAAGAATACAGCAACTTACAACAGCAAGCCAAGCAACTAGGGCTAAACGCAAGTGAATACATCAGATTTATAATATCTTTAGATACCAGTACAGGTATAATACAAAAACTTAAGGGCAAATAAAGCCCTTTTTTGTTGCAAAAATAAAAAGGACTCACTTGGAATCCTCTTTAAGTTGCTGCTTAAGCATATAAACTATTTGAGCAGATATAGACCTTTCATTCTCAGAGGCTAAATGAATAATTTTAGAATCCAGGTCCTTAGTAAGGATAACATTCCTTTGGGTATGGGTTACGGTATTTAATGGCACAAAATCAACTCCTTTCAATAAATAAATTGTACCACGGATAATGACAAAAGTAAACAGGTAAAAATAATTATTCTAAAGGTATTGACAGTCGTTAACAGTTGATGTACAATGGAATCAAGAAATGATTGAAAGGGGATATGAAATATGAAGGCAGGAAAAGATTATTGTAAGTGCTGCAAGTCAGAAAATTTGTTTGATAATTATATTGACGAAGAAGGTTTCCATGATGACGAAAACGGAAGATACGTAACGATATGTCAAGATTGTGGAACAATCCAACAGGATTATAAGAAAATTAAAAAGAGTAAATAGAGAGGGGGAAAGCCCCTCTTGGGGCTATAGGGGATATGAAAAAGAAATTATTCGAGACAACTCAGTCTGATTTACTTAAATATAACGGACAGGACTTCACAATAATAAGACCATTAGAAGTAGGAAAAGAACGTGACGAAGAAGTTGGCGAAATGTATGAAATTCAATTTGCAGATGGATTTGTTACTGATGCTTTTGCTGACGAAACATTGGAGGGGTAAATTAAAATGAATAAATTAAAACTATGTCCGTTATGTGGTGGAGAAGCTAAATTGTTTACACAAAGAAATCAATACGAACCTAATGGATGCTATGTTACGCATGTTTCTTGTTCAAAATGTAATCACAGCACACAAAAATACGGAGTACTTAATAAAGAAAGTACATTGGCTGTTAAAGAATGGAATGGGTAAACGAGAAAGGCAGGTAAGCCCATCTTGGGGTTATAGGGGATAGCAAAGAGGCTAGGAGGGAAAGGGAAATGAGCAATAGAGACAGGGCAATATAAAATAGAATTTTAGGAGCCTAAAAGGGCTTCTTTTTTATGAGGCAAAGCAACATGAAAGGTTAAGTAATTTTATTATGGCAAGCATATATAAGAAGGTGAATTGATTGGAAAATAATGTAACTAAGTATACAGAACTTAACAGTATAAAAAAACGTGCGTTTCTAGCGGCATACTCGTTGTGCGGCAATATTACAAGAGCGGCAGAATTAGCAGAAGTATCAAGAGGCAGTCATTATCTATGGATGAACGAAGATGAAGCGTACCAGCTGTGCTTTAATGATGCAGATCAGGAGGCAATTGAGCGTTTGGAAGCAGAAGCCCGAAGAAGGGCCGTGCAAGGTGTATCAAAGCCTGTGTTCTACCAAGGTATGGAATGTGGAGTAGTCCAGGAATATTCAGACACATTGCTTATGTTTCTGCTTAAAGGCGCAAAACCGCAGAAGTACAGGGACAATGTGGCCGTGGATGCCAATATTAGTGTCACTTTTGAGCAACTGCTGAAAAAGGCGCTAGAGTCAGAGTAATAGTGTATCAAAAACGTACATTAAATAAACATAATTAATAACAGCGTATCTAAGCACGTTTCAAGGCTTTTTTGTGTATCAAAAAATGTATCAATATCTATTTACATTGCGATACTATTATGATACAATATCCTTGAGGTGATATTTATGAAAATAGGATACGCGAGAGTGAGTACACAAGATCAAAAACTGGAATTGCAATTGGACGCGCTTAATAGCTATGGAGTTGAAAAAATATTTCAGGAAAAAATTACAGGGACAAAAGCAGACAGACCGCAACTTAGTGAAATGACAAAAATACTGCGCAAGGGTGACACTGTGGTGGTATGGAAACTTGACAGAATAGGCCGGAGTATGAGACACCTTTTAGATTTAGTTGAAGAATTCCGGAAAGCTGGAATAGGTTTCATTAGTTTAAAAGAAAATATTGATACTACAACAGCAACCGGGAAATTGATATTTAATATTTTTGCGTCATTAGCTGAGTTTGAGCGGGATATGCTTTCTGAGAGGACAAAAGCAGGATTGAAAGCAGCAAAGGCCAGAGGCAGGAGCGGCGGCAGGCCGAATAAAAGAAACGGCAAATCAAAAACAGTTGAAACACTGTATCAAAGCGGTTTCAAAATCAAGGACATTTCAGAACAAACAGGGCTAAGCAGGGCTACAATATATCGGATACTTAATAAGCCTGAGACATTTTCAAACACGATCACTCAAGAATTAAGAGCAGAGCCAATTAAAAAATTAGTTGAAAAAGTCATTGAACAATTAAAGGATGGAGTAATAGTCAAGTCGAAAGATGAAGCAATAAAAGCCACTGAAAAACTAAAAGAAAAGAAATCAGAAATACGAACATTTTTTAAAAACTAGAAGCCGGGAGGCTTCTTTTTTTATAGCATAAGACAGTCTTGCAAACTGTAGGCGGGTGTCCTCACTTCCCGCCTTTTCTTATGCCTTTTTTAGTGGGGAGAAATGTAAAAAGTGAGGTATGAATATGAACATTGACAAAGAATTTCAAGGACTTATCCCGCCATTGACACCTGAAGAATACACAGGACTTGAACAAAGCATTTTAACAGAAGGCTGCAGGGATGCACTTATAGTCTGGAACGACACTTTAATAGATGGACACAACAGGTATGAGATATGTAACAGACATGGGAAACCGTTTAAAACGTCAGAAAAGGCGTTTAGCAGCCGTGACGATGTCATGTTATGGATAATAGATAATCAATTCAGTAGGCGTAATTTACCAACATATGAGCGCGGTGTACTGGCATTAAAGAAAAAGGGTATCATTGCGCGACAAGCGGAAGGAAGAATGATGTTAGGTAAAAAAGCAGACCCTAATCAGAATTCTGATAAGGGTAGTACATACAAAAAACTAGCTGGTATGGCGGGAATAAGCCATGACACAATACACAAGATAGATATAATAGAACACAAAGCCCCCGAACCACTGAAGGAAAAAATTAAATCCGGCGAAGTCAGCATTAATCAGGCATATCAAGCAGTAAGACGAGAAGAAAAAATACAAGTTGTTGAACAAAAAATCGAAGAACACAAAGAAAAGGCAACGGGCATTACCGACATATACGCAACTGATAAAAAGTACAACATAATTTACGCAGATCCAGCATGGGATTATTGGTCAGGCGGTAATAAAAATCAAAATTTGCATTACACAACAATGTCACTAGACGATATACGCAACCTTCCAGTAAAGAATATAGCCGACAATGACTGTGTTCTTTTTTTATGGGTTACATATCCAATACTACAAGAAGCATTCAAGGTTATTGAATCCTGGGGCTTTAAATATTCAACTGCTGGCTTCGTATGGGTAAAGAAAAATAAAAATGTAGATACACCGTTTATCGGTTGTGGAAGCTGGACGCGTGCAAATTCTGAATTATGCTTAATAGCCACCAAAGGAAACATGACAAGGCTTGACGCCGGAATATCACAGATAATAGAAACACCTATAGAGGAACATAGTAAAAAGCCTGCCATTGCGCGTCAGTTAATAACAAAGCTTGTTGGTGAACTGCCGCGCATAGAACTATTTTCAAGACAAGCAACAGACGGATGGGATATATGGGGGAATGAAGTTTGAACGTTACGGTATTTCAAAGTGATATAAAGTCTGGCAAAATAGGCGAATTGATATTTAGGGAGGACTTTCTTGACTTTCTTAACATCAAATATCAGGACGTAACCGGTTGCCAACAATATCAGGTAATCGACAGCGATTTTTTAAGCAAAGTAGGATTGTTTGAAATAAAATCCAATTACAAAGACGATAAAAAAATAATCATTGAAGAATATACCAACATCAATGAAAGATACGGCAAAATAAGGCCTGGATGGTGGTACAAATCAAAGGCTGATTTAATTATATTCGTATCCAAGGCAACGCGAACAATGATATTTTTGCCATTTACAGACGCATTAAAACAGCACTTCGAGATAATTAAAGGCAATTACGAACTAATAAAAAATAAAGTGTCGGAGGACAATGGTAACCGCTGGCAATCCGCATTCAGACGCATAGAGTTACCAGACTTAAAAGGGTATTTTTCGTGTTACAAAAGAGCGAATTAAACGGCACGTAAGGCAATAAGCCTACGAATATAAAGGAGTCCACCATGCTCTATATAATAGCTTTCATTACATTTCTAATTCTACTATGGAACTATGCAGCACATAAAAACGATCCAGACTAAAAGGCGGCTATGACTGCCTTAATTTAAAGGAGTGAACTTATGAAACGTTCAGAAATAACCAGTGAATTTGCCTTGAGGTTAAAAAGCGAATATGAATGTGGAAATTCAGCAAATTATCTAGGCAAGAAATATGGCTTACCTGGTGACATTGTGGGTGTTATTTTAAGGTCCATAGGTGTAAGTTTTAACCCTAAGAGGACAAAAAAATTTATTAATCTAATACTCGTCGACAAAGGTAAATTTATAGAGGACTATTTGAATTTACTTGTGCCAATAGACGAAATCGCCCACAAATATAAAGTTTGCAGAGAAACAGTTATGAAATATGCAAAAAGGTTTAATCTAAAACGACAAACCGGAAAAATAATATTTGCCGAAAACATGGAAAAATTTATAAAAATTCTTTCACTCATGGATGATAATTCAAGTGGAATGTTTTATAACAGTTTAACACAAAAACAAAGACGGGCCTTTGAATTGAGATACAATATTACGAGTGAAGGCTTTTTAACCCTACAAGAAATTGGCGACAAATTAAATGTAACAAGAGAAAGAGTAAGACAACTTATCGTAAAAGTAGAAAGAAAAGCACAGCATCTAACCTCAAGAAAAATTGTTGAACTAAATAGCACATACATAATAAAATCTACTCTCAAAAAAGAATCTAATACCGAATCAATAGATTACGGTACAGAAGATGATATTATCAACGCAAGAATAGAATTGTTAGATTTGTCTGTGCGGGCATATAACGCCCTTGTAAGGGGCGGGATTACACATGTCAAGGATTTGGTTGCAAAATGGAACAATTTACTTGCTATAAGAAATTTGGGGTATGTGTCAACTAAAGAAATAGAATCAAAACTTGCCAATGTCGGGATAAATGTTAAACAGCAAGGAGGATATGACCATGTATAACATTGCTCTCTCTCGTCCATCCTACCTCTCATACACCGACGAAGTATGCAAAGCTGTCAACAAAGTAATCCGTTCCGGCTTTATAGCACAAGGCAAGGTCACGGAAGAATTCGAACAAAAGATTGCAGAATATGTCGGCGTAAAACATGCCATAGCCGTATCAAGCGGTACGGCAGGACTATTCTTATGCCTTAAGGCTTGCGGTATAGGGCCTGGTGACGAGGTTATAACCACACCTTTTTCATTTATAGCCAGCACAAATGTCATAGTTCATGCTGGTGCAAAGCCTGTGTTTGTGGATATTGACAGAGATACTTACAACATGGATATAGATAAAATGCCATTATTTGTAGACAGTGAAGTGAAGGCCATATTGCCAGTGGATGTGTTCGGCAATCCATTCAATTCAAGGCGAATAGGCGGGTTGTGGCCTATTATTCTTGATGCATGTGAATCATTCGGTAGCAAAATGCAACGTCCTTTTGATACATGCGTATATGCGGCGTATCCGAACAAACAATTGACAACAGGCGAAGGCGGCATAATATGCACCGACAACCAATCCATAGCTGAATACTGCCAGGCACAACGCAACCAAGGGCGCAAAAAGGGCGACCAGTGGCTGGAATCGTCATACATAGGATGGAATTTCCGTATGACGGATATACAGGCTGCTATAGGGTTGGTACAACTTAACCATTGGGAAGAAATATGCCGTAAACGACATAATGTTTATCTACAATACGTCCACAACTTGATACTGGATGAAAGAATAAAGTTACAGGAATTCGGGAGTGGCTGGCAGGAGCTAAGCCATTTTGTTTTCACTATTGAATGTGACAACCGCGACAAAGTAATGCAGTACATGTTATCCCATGGCATAGAATGCAAGCCGTACTTTCCTTGTATCCATACACAGAAACCATATTTAGAAATAGGATACAAACAAGGTGACTTTCCTATTGCTGAATTGGTATCGTCAAGGACTTTGGCTTTGCCGTTTTGGACGGATATGTCAGAATCAGAAGTAGATACCGTATGCAAGGTATTAAAGCAAGCATTGGAGGTGTGATATGGCTTTAAGAGTAAGAAAAAGTGGCAGAATTCTTTGTGCTGCCAAAAGTTTACCCGAGGATGGAGATATTTACATTGATGACGGTATACATTGCTGGCTAACTAGATGCTTGGATATATCTATAAATGTTATTGAATCTTTGGGCGAAGATGAAAACGGAGAGGAAGAATGGAAAGTTATCAAGGAGGTAGTATGAGTTATTATCCTAAAATCGAATCCATAATAACAGAAGGTAAACGACTAGAAAAAGAAAAAGAAGTTTTAAGTAACATAGAAAGCATAATAGAAATAATTGAAAATCAAATAAAGAATCCAAACGCATACACACAAGGCTATCTATCCATATGCTGCGAATACGATTCCTATTCCGATAGGACAAGACACCACGAAATAAAAGTATCAGGATTAGACTGGAACGACATTAAGCCAATGCTTGAAAAGCGGAAAAAGGAAATTGCAGCAGGGTTTGAAAAAATACAGGAGGTACTATGATAGACAATAAAACCCTTGACAGTGCAAATGAATTAATTAAAAAGGCTGAAAAAGTCAATAAATTAATGTCACAGTGTTTCGCACTAGATAATTTGTGGCAAAACAATTACTTTTCTGTAAGAATTTCAAACAGAATGACAGAAGCCTACGTTGAAGTATCGGAAGAAACTGCAAAAATGATACAGCATGATATTTTAACACAAATGCTAAAAATTGAAAGGGGATTAAAGGAGGCGCTAGCATGAAATGTCACGACTGCCATAAAGAAATAAAAAAAGACTACGGTTTTTACAGCACTGGCGACGGTATGTGTACATACGGTGGTTGGATAAGTCTTTGCAAGAAATGCAGAATTTCACATATAGCGGTATTTACCTTGTTTATAGGTGTTCCATTGGGAATGCTGGCAGCTATTGTGATAGGATTTATTGTTTTTTATAGGTAAAGGAGGTACTATGAAACATTTGCTTAAGTCGTTTGGCAAACCCAATTCTACAAAAACAAATGAAGAGCTGTTCAAGGAAATATTTCAACACACAGAGTTACCTTACGGTTATGATGGCGGTTCTTATGGCGGTGGTAAAACAATCCAAACAAACTATAGGTTAGGCATAAGAAAAAATGAACATGATGCATGGTTGTGTAACATTATGTTTTCGTTTGACAGCAAAGGAAGATTAATGAGTGTTGAAACAACAGGAGAGATTTAAGGAGGTACCATGAAAACATGTTGTGTTATAAACGGTGATACCTTTGTATTAACATGGTATGACTTACTAGACATGCTGACAACCATAAGAAAACTGGAAATGCACGGTTTAATTGATGGCAATAAGGTTGCAAATGACTTGCTTGACTACTACACAAAGAATTATAAGGAGTTAAAACCATGAAAACCATATGCTTTTTTACTTCTGGCAGATGTTTGGACGCAAGTATCACATAAGTACGAGAAGAAAGGGGGATAAAGGGATGAAAGGCAAGTTAAAAACACGTCTTAGAGTAGGTCGCGGAGAGACTTTTGACGATAAAGGCTATGCCGGAAAAGTTGTTGAAATTACAGACACGGAAAACCATTTGATATACGGAAAAAGATATAAGGTTTTAGGCTTTGACGATTGGTTTGAGGCAAATTGTTTTGAATACATTGATAAGGAGATAAAACCATGAAAAGAAGAATAACTGTAAAGCAATTGCAGGAATTGACACCCGAACAACAAGTAAAATTAAATAGGTGGTGGAGTCCAGAAAACGGCGATTATTATTACTGCATAAATTGGGATTTTAAGCCATATAAAGGTTTAGTTTATTTGAAAGGCACAGGGGAGAAAAAACATGATGCACTTCCTTTTCTCAACATAGGCCAAATGATTGAACTATTACAGGATAATAATGTTGATATGTATGCTATATTTAACAGCGACGGAGAACTTGCGGATGGCCTATGGCAAGCAGTAAAGGCGGTGCTATGATGAAAAAAATCTGTTGTATCACCACTTGCCGCGCTGACTACGGATATCTTTATTACATCATGGAAGATTTGCAGGACAGTTACAACATAGTATTGCAGATAATATGTCCAACAAGTCATCAAAACTTCCAAGAAATAAATGATAAATTCGGTAGAAGTTTATGCCGTGCAAATCCAATATGCTCAATTGATGATTTCGGCAGATTTTACAAGGATTGCCTTGACTGTTTACGTGTTTTAAAGTCTGATATGGTGGTTATTTTGGGAGATCGTTTTGAAATGTTGGCAGCAGCCACAGCAGTATTATTGCTGAACATACCAATTGCGCATATCCACGGTGGCGAGACAACGACCGGGGCTTTTGACGACAATATCAGAAATGCAATTACCATGATGGCGGATTACCATTTTACGGCAACGGAGGAATATGCCCAGAACGTATCTCATATGACCCGAATTGATGAATACAAAGATTGCATAACAAATGAATATTGCTGGAATATGAACGAAGATGGCTTCGGGTATGAAAGATTTAATACACAAGACGAAGAAACCAAAAAACGCATTAAAATATTCAACGTCGGTTCACCCGGTTTAGACTGGCTGACACGCACAAAGTTACTTTCCAGGCAGGAATTACAACAGCATGTTTCAATAGACTTGAATCAGCCGTTTATTGTGGCTTGTTTTCATCCGGTGACAAAAGAACTTGAACATACAACCGAATATACCATAAACATGTTAAGAGCGTTGCATAAATCCGGAATGCAGTTCATAGTAATAATGCCTAATTTTGACCCCAAAAACAACGAAATACGCAATGCGTATCTATGTTACGATGATGATCATCCTAACAATAACAAAGTTGCATTTATAGACAACCTTGACCACCTTACCTATTTATCCCTGCTGCAATTTGCTTCCTTCATGGTTGGCAACAGTTCAAGCGGAATCATAGAATCAGCGTCGTTTAACCTGCCTTCTGTGACGGTGGGAACGCGACAGGAAGGGCGAATCAAGCCCGACAATGTATTTTCCTGTCCATGCGAGACAGAAGCCATTTTGACCGCCATAGACCGCGCAAGGGAATGGAATGCGCTGGTAGGGAAGTGCGAGAATTTGTACGGTGACGGTAACAGCAGTAAACGTATTGTAGAAATACTGGAGGAAATATGAAAGTAGTAAAGCTATCAGGATTATTTAAAGAACTGCAAAACCTGCCACAAATAGAAGTTGCATCCGTCTTTAGTGAAGGTGTTGAATACCATACGCACACTTTTATAAATGGGTATTTGCATAACGACGGTGAAATAAAGGATTTATATTGTACCGAACAGGAGGCAATAGCCTTAACAAAAGGCTGTATCCACTATATCTTGAAAGAATATCCAAAAGTATGGGTAAGGGTATTCCCTGAGTTAGCAACGGAAGATGGAAAGTGCCGAGTTTATATGAGATTGGCATTTTGAAAGGAGAATAATCATTGACAACAGCAATATTTCTCACAGTAAGAATAAATTCAACTCGCCTATCCCGTAAAGCCTTGCTTGAAATCAACGGCGAAACCGTAACTGAAATCCTAATAAAACGGCTGAAAAAAACAAACATTCCAATAATCATATGCACAACCGACGAACCCGAGGACGGAAAGTATCTAAAGCCCCTTGCCGAAAAGTATAGTTTAGGCTATCATGAAGCCCCTGCAGGAAATATAATCGCTCAACATTCGGATTGTGCAAGGGAAAACAGGGTAGATTTTATCATAAACATGGATGGTGACGATATTTTAAGCGCTCCCGAGGTCATACAAGCCGTTTACAATCACGCCATAGGTAAAAAATACTTATACCCCATAAAGACGGTAGGATTACCATTAGGACTTAATGTAATAGGCTATCCCGCACATAAACTGACGGAAATTGACTTTGACAAGGACACCAATTGGGGAGCGCAGATATTTACAGGAAAACATGTGGAAATCAAGTTCAATTATGATTATAATTTTCGCCTGAGCATGGACTATGAATTAGACTACTTGGTTATAAAGGATATTTTAACCCATTGCAAACGCAACCTGCTAGTCGGCGGCATATGCGACTACCTACAGAAACACCCGGGCATAGCACAGTTAAACTTGCACCTGAATAAAGAATATTGGGAAAGGATAGAGGAATTGGGAAAATGAAATGGTTTAAAAACTTATCAAGAAACAGGAAACCGGATAAATTTTGGGAATGGAAAGACAAAGACTGCTATGTGTGTTCAAATAAAACATGTTTCGGAAATGCCGACAAGCTTTGTTTTAATACCCGTGACCAATTTCAACGGGGCAAATGTTCAAAAGGATTAAAGAAAGGGGAAAACATATGCGTATAATCGTAATCGGACTTGGCAGCATGGGGCAAAGGCGCATTAGGTGTCTTAAAGCGATAGGTTATACCGACATATACGGAACTGATGCCAATACAGTGAAAGGAATTCAAACATGTAATAAATATAATATAGATTTTGTGTCACCTTTTAACAAAAACGGCTTAATGGACTGCAAGCCTGATGCCATAATTGTATCTACGCCACCCTTAACAAAAGAGGGTTTTATATTTATGGCAAATTCTAACAATATACCTGTTTTCTGTGAAGCAGATGTTAAAATTTATCCGTTCACTTACCATAGTTCCGCAACAATGCGTTTTCACCCTGCCATACAAAAGATAAAAGAATGCATAGATACTGGCGACTTAGGACGGATATACACTTTCAATTACCAAATGGGGCAAAGTCTGTATGACTGGCACCCTGGCGCCGATATGAAAACATATTATGCAGCACAGAAGGAGTCTGGAGCGGCACGGGAAATGTTCTGCTTTGAATTATCCTGGCTATCGTATCTTTTCGGAACTCCCGTTGACGCAAAAGGCATGATTGACAAGAAACTTGACGACCCTGACATAATGGCTGATGATGTGTATACAACAGTGGTAAAATTCAATAAACAGATATTCCAAACAGACAATATCGGAGATGTAAACGGAGTCAGTTTCATACGCGGACACGCTTTTCAGGAATCTATCACCGGCACCGTCCTAATCGACATAGTATCCCGTCCCGCAATTCGCGAACTGCGTATTGTTGGAAGCAAAGCTAATCTTTTGTGGAATTGGGAATCAGACCACATCGAACTTGAATATCCAGACGGAGAAACATCAATGATTTTCTATCCAAAAAGTAAGGCGGCTGATGGATACAACGAAAATATTCCAGAATTTATGTACGAGCGGGAAATGCAGAATTTTATTGATGCAATTCAAGGCAAAGAACAGTATTTATACAGTCGAGAAGATGAAAAAGCTTGTATTGAAATGCTTGAGAAGGTGGAAAATGTATAAAGAAATAGGGAAAATAGTCTATGAGACAGTATCAACCAAAGAAAACCCGCGAAATAGCGAGGGTGCATTCATAGAACTTAACAACGAAGATATTTTATTCGTTTACAGCAAGTTCACAGGACATAGGGACAGCGACAAAGCCTGCATTGCCTGCATACGTTCAAAAGACGGCGGTGAAACATGGCAAGACGAAAAGATATTATTTACAGTAGAAGAACACAAGGCCAAAAATATAATGAGCGTATCACTTCTCAGAATGAATAACGATATAGGAATGGTTTACCTTGTCAGAAAAGGATGGGGAGATACAAGACCTATCATTCGCAGATCGTCAGATGAGGGTGAAACATGGACTGAGCCTTTATGTTGCACACAAACAAAAGGATATTACGAAGTCAACAACGACCGCTTAGTTAGGTTATCAAATGGACGAATAATCATTCCAACGGCTTATTATGGCGTGAAAAAGAATTACGACCCGCTTTCATTCCGTGGAACTGCAATATTTCTAATCTCAGATGATGACGGTTATACATGGCGGGAATCAAGCGAAATCTGTCAAATGCCCATTCCGCGTTCAAGAACAGGACTACAGGAACCTGGTGTAATCGAATGTAAAGGTTATTTGTGGGCATGGTTCAGAACAGATATGGGCTTTCAATACGAATCATTTTCGCGTGACAACGGGGATTCATGGACACAACCGCAGCCGTCAATTTTTACGTCCTCAGATTCGCCACTGTCGATGAAAATGTGGAATAAAATCTATGCCGTATGGAATCCGCGACCGTCGCATTTTGGTTGTCCTGTACCGCGCAATCCGCTTATGATGGCATGGAGCAAGGATGGGACGAAATGGAGCATGTGTTTCCTTGAGGACCCGACCAAGCTAATGGGGTACTGCTATACTGCAATACATTTCACGGAAAGGGATATTCTTCTGGCTTACAGCGCAGGAGAGTATAAAAAGGGGCATAGTTCGCTTGAAAGGTTGAGGATAAGGAAAATTTAAAAAGTGCAAGTTCGGAACATAAAAAAATAATGCAAAGCACCTAATGGTGCAGAAAGTGAGTTTTTGTGAAAAAGTTTTCGAGTTTAATTTTGGTAGTAGTATTAATGGTTTCAATTTTACTTACTGGATGTCAGCGACAGTCAGATAGGGTAAGTTACAATTTATCCTTGGAAGCAGATAATTTCAATGTTACCAGACAGTTAACAGTAATAAACACCAGAGCAGAAGACGGCAATGCTTCAATTCTATTTCAAATGACAGGTAATTTTTCTATTGAAAAAGAAACGGATGGCGATCTGGCAGTCATAGGTGAGAATCCAGGAGGGGTTTATTACAAGCACTTTGTATATCTTTCGCGGGACATTACATACATAGTGGAGGATTTAGGTACTACAAGCGTAAGCAAGCACAGATTTGAAATTAATTTCAATCCGAAGATGATAGTTCCTGTTGAACCTGTCATTATTGACTAGCGTTAATTTACAATATTAGGACAAATCAATTCAGCGGCTTAACAAGCCGCTTTTTTAATTTTTCAAAGATAGAGAGTTAGAAAGAAAAACAGAGAGGATGATAGTATGATAGTAAAATATTGGAACGAAGGTAAATGGTGTTATAGAGACGGAATAGAAAAAGTAACGAAAAGCGGCATATTCACAGGCGATTATTTGGAGCAATTGTACAATGAAAACCTTGAAAAATCCAAAATACAAATGCCACTTGACTTTTCGGAAGGTATTAATAAGATAAACAAGGTTTTTATGCAACTATCCGAAATAATCAAGGAATATGCAAGCTTTAGTCATAGCGAATGTGTTTTAAGGGAATGTGACGTTAATTCAGATTTAAACATATTTGCACTAGTACTTGATAAAAAAGACGAAAATACGCTATTGATTACGTGTTCAGAGGTTTATTTAATGAACGACAAAGGCCAGACAATTGAAAGATTAGTCTAATTTATTAACTCTCTATCTTTGATTACCTTAAGGAGGAAATATGATACCAAGCAAAGAAAAAATAAAGGAAATTATAAAATCGCTTCAGCGAATTCTAAAAATACAAGATTGGGACATTGATTTTGACTTTTGTGGTGATAAAAAAATTCAAGAATTGGCCGGAGATTTTTATTATGCTTGTTGTGAAAGACAAATGAGACTTCACAAGGCAACCATATACATAAACAAAGACCATAATGGTATTGATGAATGGTACTCGACGCTTGTGCATGAACTGTATCACATTGTTACTCAAAATTGGCACTATCACGCCAAAAGCCTTTTAGATTATATTGCCGATGAAACCACAAAAAGCAAGGAAAGTGAAATGCTCGCAAATTATTATGAGCAAACCATAGAGGATTTAGCAAAAGGCTTTGTAAGTGCTTATCCTGTAACCAATTTTACCAAGGAGGTTGAAAATGTTACCGAGTAAAATTAAAATAGGTGGATACCAATATAAAATCAATCTGAAACCACAAAAGGAAATTATAGTCAATGACACTGTTTCCAGAGCTGCAATACACTTTGAAATCAACGAAATAGACATACAAGAAAACTTGGGGCATGGACGCAAATTGCAGACTCTTTTTCATGAAATACAACATGGAATAGACGAATTTTACAGGATAAATTACAAGAATATCGAAGAAGAAGAATTAGCTGAACTGCTTGCAAATACGTGGTGTCAGGTATTACTTGATAATCCGGAGTTATTAAAGTTCGTACAGGAGGTCGCAAATGAATAACCATTTTGCTACATACAGCAGGAGTTCAGATTGCTTTCCTGCAAATTGTCCCGAGGTTTTTACCCATGCTAAAGGCTGTCGTGCCATAGCTGATGATGGCAGGGAATTTATTGACTGGGGGATGGCGTTAAGGTCCGTATTGCTTGGATATTGTTATAAACCCGTAGACGATGCAGTAAAAGCGGCTATAGACAAAGGCATAAGTTATACCCGTTCCAACCCATACGAGGGGGAATTGCGGGAAATAATCACGCAGGAATTAAAATTAGGTGAGGTTTGTAAGTTTGGCAAGAACGGCAGTGACGCTACAACGGCGGCAATCCGTCTAAGCCGCGCCTATACAGGCAAAAAATACATACTTATACCGCAGGAATGCCCGTTTTTCTCAACTGATGCGTGGTTTATCGGAACAACTCAGGTAAATGACGGCATATTACCCGAAGAATATAAATACAGCAAGGTATTTTCGTATAATAATATGATGGTGGACGGAATAGATGTTGACGATTGGATATCTGAAAACAAAGACGTTGCGGCGGTCATAGTGGATTTGGCTACAGCAGACAACAGCAAAGAAAAACTACAACAGATAAGGGATATGTGCACGAAACATAACGCGTTACTAATTATGGATGAAATTATAACTTGTTTTCATGTCGGTTTGCGTGGTTACCAAGGGTTATACAATATCAAACCAGATTTGACAACGTTAGCCAAAGGACTAGGAAATGGTTATGCGGTAAGTTGTATAGCGGGAAGAAGTGAAATACTCGACTTAACTATAAGGGGGAAAGGTTCGGTTTTTGCTGCATCGGGTACGTATTTTTCTAACACTCCAGAACTGTGTGCGGCGATAACGTGTATAAGGGAATTGGAGAAGTTTTCGTATTTTAGTTGCAATGACAAAAAGTTTGATGCATGGGATTATTTGAAAAATATTGGTGGTAAGATTATCGATTTTACAAACAACAAAATAAAGGCATACGGACTTGATACGTATGTTGAAATTGGCGGCTTTCCTTCTTTACCTATAATGAAATGGAAAACAAGTGAAGGATTAAAAGCCAAGACGGTATTCGATACTGAAATGATAAATCAGGGCATTCTTGCCCCGTATTGGTCGCCATCACTAAGTCATTCTTTTGAGGATATAACAATAACATTAGAGGCAATCGATGCTTCACTTGATGTTTTAAGAAGGGTAATTTCAAGTGGCAGTTTTGATAACCATATTGAGTTAAAATGTGGAAACTGGATAGAAAGACCAGTTTTCAGAAGAACGTAGGAGGAATTCCATGAATTCATCACGAATTGAACGATTGCTAATTGAATATTCCAGTATACCGGAAAGGCGGCGAGAAATTGAAATTAAACTGAAAGAAACCGAATTATTCAAACAAAATGCCACCGATACACTAAAAGTGCCTGTTTTTGACGGTATGCCGCATAGCAAACAAATGCAAGATTTGGTTTATAAAGCTGTCCAAAAAATTCTTGATGAATTTCAAGTACATCTTGACTACTACACAAGGCAACTTAAATTATACAACTATGCCGAGGCAACAATGTACAATGCGTTAAAGTGTTTAGAGCCGCACGAATACAACATAATCTACTGGCGGTATATAAAAGGGCATACATGGGAGATTGTTTCCATGAAAACAAATTACTGCGAAAAGCAATGCAGAAACATAAAAGACATATCAATAGAAAAACTGGCACAAAACTATAAAGAATAAACAAAGCCGTTCGAGTGATTAAGTTCATTCGGGCGGCTTATTTTTTTGTCTAAAAGATTACCACCTATTACCGCATAACTTGACTTATACTGAAAATAGTGGTTTTCCTCCTTTTCTTTGACGGGGCAGTAATGCCCTGTTTTTATTTGAGGTGAATATGGATGATTTAAAAAAGCTTATAAAAGACATTAAGCTTTATTGTGTAAAATTTTTAAAGATCCGTGATAAAAACGGTAACATAATACAGTTTACACCAAACGATTCCCAGGAAATTTTAATCGGAATAATCGAGGACTGGAAAGCAAAATACCCCGATCCGCTAACAAGACCGACACTGTTTATTATCATCCTTAAAGCGCGGCAAATAGGATTTTCCAGTATTATACAGGCTATATTTTTTCACGAATTGCATTTCAGCCCAAACAAAGTTGCTATGGTAATTTCGTATGATGAAAAATCCGCACAGAATGTGTCGGAAATGGCAGACAGGTTTTTTCAACATCTTCCGAAGTTCATCAAGCCCATGCGGAGGCCAGCGAGGGGCAAAGGGATATTATTTGAGAATCCAACAAATAACCCGGCAGAATTTGAAACAAATCCCGGACTGCAAAGCAAGCTTTTGATAGATACGGCAGGAAATGCAAACGCAGGTTCATCGTTTACTATAAACTTTCTGCATATTTCGGAATTAAGTAAGTGGGCTAACGCAAAAGAAACATTAACATCATTGCTGCAAGCCGTTCCGCAGTATGGCGGGATAGTTTTTCTGGAAAGTACCGCAAACGGAATCGAGTACTTCCATAAGTTATGGCAACAGGCCAAAAGGAAAGAAATTAATTATGTAAATATGTTCGTTCCGTGGTGGAAACACAAGGAATATGTAAAACCTTTTGATTCAGACGTCGAACGGGAATTATTTGTATTTGATGACACAGAAAAGGAACTCCAGGAACTATACAACCTAACACTTGAACAATTGAACTGGCGCAGGGAAACAATAAAGACAAAATGTAATGGTGATGTTGATATTTATTGCCAAGAGTACCCTTCGTCGGATGATGAAGCGTTTCTTACTTCTGGACGTCCGGTGTACGATAGGATGAAAATTGCCAAGAGAATTAAGTATCTTGAAGAACTTTATTTAGTAAAACCGCCTGATATCGGATATATTGACTTTGTTAATGGCAAATACAAATTTATACCGGACAAAAAAGGTACAGTGATAATCTACCAACACCCCAAGCCAAACGTTCCCTATGTAATCGGCGGCGATATAGCCGAAGGTCTTAAAAATGGCGATTGGAGCGTATCACAAGCATGCGACAATACTACAGGTGAGCAGATAGCAAAACAAAGAATGCACATTCACCCCGACCTGTGGGCATTAGAACAAATAAAACTTGCCAAATATTACAACCAGGCTTTAATAAATGATGAAATAAACAACCATGGACATGTTACAATAACAGCCTTAAAGCGTGAGGGATATTACAACCAATATAAGCGCGAAATCTTCGACAGGATATCGCAAACCAAAGAACAAAAATTCGGTTTTGATACCAAGGAACAATCACGGCAAAGGGTTATTGACCGCACAAGGGCAATTGTGAGGGACGAGATAGACCTCATAAACGACCTTGAAACACTCAGGGAAATGCAAACATTCATTTATAACGACAGTGGTAAAGAGGAGGCCGAAAGTGATTGCTTTGACGATTGCGTCCTTTCTCTTGCCATCATGCACGAAGCCCGTTCACAGCAAAGAGCTTATGCACCAATTCAGCCGCAACAGCAAGACCCTAATAAATATATTCACCCATCGGTATTGATAGATTCAACCACAAACCCGCAACTGAAACGATATTATCAAAAGAAATTCGGGAGGAAATGAAATGAACTATGAAAGCAAACAAACACCTGAGATTCACTTAGCACCTACGGTAAAGCCAATAAAGGACATTCCCAAACGTCCCGAGGAAAAGCCTGTCATGGTGTACGATCTGTCCAAAGACAACCTGATGGAATATGCCGCGACAAGACTATTGGCGATTCCTTTCGATGAAAAGACTTTTAAAACGGACGATATTTACATGAAATCATATCTTGCATCGTTTATCAAAGGTGTTATAGCTTATGCAACTTTAGGCTTTAGAGACATAGGTTTTCCGGTGAGTGAATTTATTGAAAAGCAAAGAACAGCAGCAGAAAAGGCTTTAATCCGAAAACGAATTTTAAGGTAGTGGTGATATGTTTGAAGGAATTAAAACCCTATACAGAGGGGTGAAGAAGAAAATGGATGAAATAAAAGAATTTGACGAAATGACCCGCAAAGCTTCTGTTTTGACGGAAGAATTTGAATCGGCAATAAAAGAAAAGCAACCATGGGATGATAAGTTCGACCGTGAAGAAAAGATTTACACAGGCAACAGGACGTTCGGCAACACATACTCTGCCAAGTCAACAGACGATGCCAGAACACCTATAAGAATATCCCAGGCCATTATAGAAGCACAAATTGATCTTAACATTCCTGAAGCCGTATTTAAACCCATATCCGAAGATGATGAAGAATCAGTCAGAAAGCTTCAGGCCGAAGCTGATTATACCATACGGAGTTCAGACCTTGACGAAATCAATTCAACTGCCGAAAGAGAAGTTAAAAAACACGGCATAACGGTTTATAAGGTTTTGTGGGACTTCAATTACATCGGTCCGGGGTTCAGGGGTAAGCCTGAAATTATTACTATCCACCCCAAAAACATAGCATGGGCAGCTGGGACAACAGATAAAAATAAATGCCCCGTGTGGTATCATATTGAAAACATAACTTTGCAGGAATGTATTAGGAAATACGGCGATATCGCCAGAAAGTTACCGGAGTACGGACTTTGTGCAGACATAAAATATGATTCTGTCGGTAATGGTAAAGGTTCAAATGTTAATAATACCAATGATGTAAATTCAGATGTTGAACTGTTTGCACAGCAAAAAAACAATCCTTTGACTAAGTATGCCATAGTGGAAAAATGGTATCTTGACGAGGGTGACGAAGTGTGCATGACGGCATTTAGCGATAAACTGATTTTAGACGAAATGCCGAAATTCTACCACAGAAGAAAATACAATGCCGAAACGGAAGAATTTGAGAAGGACAAAGATGGAAACGAGGTTCTTCTTGATTCTGAAACCGTTACAGACGGTTACACGACCGAAGAGGAAATCAAAGACGAAAGCGGAAAAAAGATTAAAGTACCAAAAGTCAAGATTCCCAAAGACACAGAGATTCCTTACTACTATCCGAAAGGATATAAGTCGCTGCCGTTTATTATTCAGAATAACATTCCCCGTTCAAAGTCAATTGTTGGAATATCTGACATTGAAAGAACTGCAGACTTTGAAGAAACCATGAAAAAGATGGTTTACAAGCACGAAGAAAAGATTCTAAAAGGCACAACCAAAGTCTTGTATAACGAACAGATTGAACAGGAAGCCGCACAGCAACTTGATAACGACGAATTATCCGTTATCGGAGTACATGACGTTAACAATTTTAAACCTGTTGACTTTAAAGACAACGGACGCGAAGCCTTAGAATTTTATCAGTTCATCAGCGAACAACTCCAATACATGATAGGTGTTACCTCCGTCTGGCAGGGCATAAACAAAGGCGAATCAAGTTCTGGTAAAATGACTGATTCCCTTATTAACCAGACCGCTGAAAAAATCGGCATCAAAGCCAATGAAAAAAATATCGCCTATAAACGAATTTATCAGCTATTGTGCGATTTCATACTATGCTTTTCAGACGGTAACAGACCGTATAGGATAGATTCAAAACTAAAACCTGAATACGGGACGTTTAACAAATTGGACATGGTACGTATGGACGCTTCGGGAAATCCAATGTGGACAGGGTACGATATAGAAATAAGCACAGAACCCGCCATGAATAGAAACCGTGACCAGCTTATAAAGCAAATCACCGAAATGGCTCCGTATTATGTTGCGACACCTGAAAACCTGCTTATATGGAAACTATTAGAAAAAGCCAATTTTCCGAATGCAGAATCGGTAATCCAGACTTTGCAGGAACAGCTTGACCAACAAATGCAACTAGAACAGGAACAGATCAATCAAGAGCAGAAACTGCAAAGCAGTCCACAGGGGCAACTTTTGAATTCCATTGCTCAGAAAATAGGTGGAAACAGCGGTCAGGTTGGGGCATAAGAAAGGCACATAATTACATATAGCACTTTACAATATACGTTATGTGTGATACAATATAAGCATAATATATTTATGGAGGTGCTTATATGGAACTAATAACCAATGAACAGTATGAAGAAAAAACAAGAAAAAGAAAATTGACCGGAAAAATAAAGATTTATTTTCCACCAAACTACGGAAATAAAGATGGACGGCAATGTTACTTTGATGATACCGGATTAACTAATGAAAAGGAATATGAAGTCGTTGCCTGGAATTCACATTATCCCACTATAATTGACGACACTGGATGCTTGAAAGACTTATTGTGCACGGCGTTTGATATTGTTGAACCTGTAGCGTTAAAGGAGGCTGTCTAATGTCTCCTAGAAGAAAACCAAATCAACCGGCAATGAAATACTGGGGCTTTTACGCATCGGAAGAACTGAAAGCAGAAACAATAAAGTGTGCTGAACAATTAAATATATCAGATAGTGAGTATATAAGAATTGCAATTGAAGCGTACAACCTTATAGTTAGACTACCATTGGATAGCACACATAATACAGTAAGCAATCTAGCTGAACAATTTAAAGAAGCCGAGGCAAAGGGTGAGGTATTACATTTGGATGCAAGAACCGCTGATAACACACATAAGAATAATACAGTAAGCAAGCCCGACAAGATGGTACAGTCCTTTATGAAAGGTGGGAAGTAAAATGGTATATTGCAACAGGTTGGACTGCACAAATAATGTTGAATCATCAAGCGATATGAGAATATGTATTGAAGCCGATATTGACATAGACGAGAATGGAAACTGTATGTCATGCACAGTTGAGGATATGAAAGGTGGGAAATGATATGAGGTGCTTGTTTTGCGGCAAGGAAATACCAGAAGAAAAAGCCAAAATAATCAAGGCAATGGCAATTGACCCACTATGTAATGAGTATTGTCAAAGCATGTACAACTTTGACTCTGTGTACTATACCCAAATCAGGGAAGTTTTGAAGGGTGGGAAGTAAGGATGAATTTTTACATAACCGGAATAGATAAAAATGGCATGTGCTGTAAAGATGATGAAAATTGCAAGAAGGTAGATATTGGGACAAAAGAAGAATTGCTTGCGAGGCATAGCGACTTAACGCCTGTGGATTTCGGGGACGGTATAACAGTAGAAGGAGAGTAAGAGAATGAGAGAGTTAATTAATGCAATGCTATATTTGTTGTACAAAAGAAACGTAATAGCTAAAGAGGAATACGAGCA